GCAGCTTGGCCTGCCGCGGCGACAACCGATTAGTGTCACATCTCGCCCGAATGCAAGCGCAAGTCCGATTTCTACATGCGTCCCTCGACCACCTGGCAACAACACGATTACTCCGTGCTTCATCTGGCTGCTGAATGTCTAATTTGACATCGGCGAGATTCAACAGCATCAGTTCTATGGCGTCGCGTTTTTCTTCGTCATTCATTCTGCGTCCTCCTTTATTTCATTTCCCCAGGCGTCCCATCCAATCGCAACCGGTGGTCTCGCGAACAACTCGATGCGTGGCACATCTCCGATGTCTGCTTTCGCGGTCGCGCTCCCTCCGACGATCCACTCCTGCTTCGCGGGACGCTTCTCCGCGAGCCTCGCCATCGCGAGCGCGTCGCGGACGCTATGAGCGGAGAAGAGGATCGTCGAGAACGTCGGCAACTCGCTCGCCTTCGTCAGGATCGGTATCCCGTATTTCTTTGAGAAGTAGCGGATCGCGAACGTCGACGACCCGCGAAGCTCGAACAGAGCGACGCCTCGGTCGACCCCTCCTAGTTTAAGTTGCTCGCTCAAAACGGCACCCTGTCCCCTCGCTCGTCGACGAGCCCGGGGTCCTCGGGGTCCGCGTTCGTATCCCGCTTCTGCTCCCGCATCTCGCGGAGCTTCTCCTTCGCACCCTTCCCGACGGTCGTCAGGCTCGCCACGTCCTCGGTCAAGTCGGCTCCCTCCTCCCGCTTCCGCAGCCCGAGCGTCACCTCCATCGTCTCGCGGTCGCCCCAATCGTTCCGCTCCGACCACGCGAACAGACGCTCGACGTCGATCTCGCGGTATCGTATCCGACGCCCTCGGAACCAAAGCTGCCGTTGGTCGCGGAGCCCGACCTCGCGGAGGACGCGGTTCACCTTCGAGATTACAGGCTCGTGCTTCGTCGTCGGATGGTAGACCGTCCAACCGTCGATTATGGCTTGGACGTTGACGAGGTATTTCCCGCGCTCCTTGTCGATCCGGATCAACCCGTCGTTCTTCGCGTTTATAGGCTCGGGATTCATCAGGTACAAGACGAGCCACTGACAGACGAGCGAGTGGAAGTCGCCGGCAGTCAACAGCATCTTCCTCGCTTTGTTCGGGTCTCCTTCGACCCAAAAGCGATGACCTCGGACGACCTCGCGAGACTGCGCGAGGAATAGAGCATGCTCCGCGATACCGCGCTCCGAGAGGGCGTCCCGCTTCTCGCTCGACATCCCGGAGAGGACGTCCTTCGCCTCGCTTAGGATCTCGATGTATAGGAACCGTTGTCCGATCGCCTCGTGGTCGTCCGGAGTTATGACCTCGGGCGACCGAAGGAGCGAGTCGTTGTTCGCGCATAGGACGAGCCGCATCGCTCCTCGAAGGATCGACCCGGGCATGTACTTGGCCGAAAAATTATGCTGATATGCGGAGATCATCGCGCGGAGGCGGGTCGTCACGTTTCCCCACTTCCACTCGTGCGGGATCGCCTCGTCCGCGATAACCAGAGGACAGCGCGCGAGGTCCGCGTTGAACTGCCCGAGGACCGCGTCGAGCGGGGTCGCGTCGCCCGAGTGCCAGAGCTTCGCCAGACCGGACACGAGGAAGTTCTTCCCGACTCCCGGAGGCCCGGAGAGGTACAGAGCGCACAAGAGCTTGGTGGCGTCCGGAGCGCAGGCAACCCAATCCGACAGGCGGTCGTAAAGGTCGCCCGAGAAGACCCGGAGGAACTCGTCGAAGGACTCGTCGAACCGCGGGACGAGCCCCTCCCGGATCGGTCTCGTCGCGTCGTACAGGACCCGCTCCGTGGCGTCGTACGACGTGAACTTCCGGGTTAGGTCGAAGACGACCTCGCGGGCGCACTGCCCGTGGTCCTCGACGATCTCCGAGACCGACCTCCTCCGGAAGCCCCGCTTCGTCGGCTCGTTCAGGCGGACGGGAGCGCGGGCGAGGTTTTGCGCGAGCGCGGGCCTCGCCTCCGCAGCGAAGATGGGCCCGTCGTATGCTCCGTCAGCGCACAGGACGTAATAGGTCTCCTTCTTCTGGATGACCCAACGTTGCCCGAGGTCCTCGCGAGCGCACCCTTGGCGCTCTGCTATGGCGTCGAGTTCCGCGTCCGTGTATGGGTTCTCGGGGCCTCCCTCGACCGCGGAGTCTTCCCCGACCTTCTCGATCGCCCCGCGATACGAGGCGACGACGTCCTCGACGTCGAAGCCCTCCATCTGCTCGACCGAGGCTCGGAAGGAGGATCGGATCTCGTCGTCGGAGAAGCTCGTCGACTTTTTAGCTAGCATCCACGTCAGCAGCAGCGACGTGTCGTGTCGGGCTCCCTCGGTCGCGAAGGACCTCCCCTCGACGACCGCTCTTGCCGGCTCTCGCAACTCGTGGTTTTTTCGGACTCGTCGGAAGACGTCGAGCGGGGAGAGCGGGACGGCTCGGGCGACTTGGAGGTCCGCCTCGGAGATCCACCGCTCCCGGGCGCTCCGCCCCGCGAAGCAGATCGACGGGTCGAATGTGGACGGGAGGAAGAAGACCCGGGAGACGTCCTTCGCCGCCTCGTCCGCGACCGATCCGGTCGTCTCCCAAAGGACCTTCCAGGCGCTTTTGAACTTCGACGGGGCGAGGGGTTCGAGCAGAGGCAGCACGACGCGGACGCGCGAGAACGGTCCCGCGACCTTCGAGCCGTGCTTGTGCGTCGTGTAGAGAACGTGCTCGAAGGGGTCGAGCGCGGCGAGGGCTCGGTCGAGTTCCTCCTCGCGAACTCCGTCGAAGTCGAGCCCGAGGGCGTGGATCTCGCGGACGCTCGACGCCTTCCGCTTCCCCTCGACCCGCCCGAGGACGACGCAGGGTCCGTCCTTCCCGAGCCCGAGGGCGCGCTCGTCGCCCGAGTCCTCGGGCCTTCCTCGAACGTCGTAGGCGAGCAGAAGCTCGACCCATTCTTCCCAACTCTGCTCGACGACCTCCCCGTCGACGTCGCCAAGGTTTCTATACATCGCGAAGGTCAGGTCCCGCATCTGCCACCGCTCCCGGATTTCAAAAAAAAGTCGGGCACCCTCGACGCGCTCCTTGAACTCCGCCGCAAGGGGGAGGAGACGCGTCGAGGGCGACCCGTCAATCGTTCAACCGCTCTGTGATGTGCGGCGGAGTTCGATCTCTTTATACGCCCTCGAACTCTCGCTTGTAAAGAAAATCAACGTAACAAATTCTTTTTTAACTCATCACAGCATGACAGGATTTCCAGGACGGCAGAAGGGCGGGCGAGGTGGTCGACTTCCCGACCTCGGGGTCGTTCGTCTCGACTTGCGTCCGGAGCGCGAAGCAGAGGAAGACGAACTCGACGAGAACCTTCCCGCGACGCTTCGTTCCGCGCGACGATATTGTCGACGTTATACGTTAACGTTTTATGTACTATCTAGGGCGAGCGTCACGGAAACACCGATATCACGCTTCTTAGACTTCGTCTTATTCTTTCCTCTGGCGGGAAAGCTCTTTTTTTTTTATTTCGTCGCACGAAGGAAACAGGTCAAGCTCTGCTCGCGCGCGTATAGAATATAGGGATTTTGTGATCTTGTGCCGATTGCCCTCGGAGCCGCGCGAGAGTAAGGCGGGAGACGTCACAAAAACCGTCACAGGGCGTCACAAAATCCAAAAAAGTGTGACGCTAATATTCGCGTACGCGCGACGTTGTCGACGTTAAAAACGTTGTCCGAGGCAACGTCGCCGTGGTCTCCGTGGTCGACGCTGCCGGCGCTCCCGACGTCGTCGAGATTTTTCCCGCTTGACTCCGCTCGACGCGTCGGGCGAATATGGACGCATGCCGAAAAAACAGACGAAGCAGACCGAACGCCCGAAGGTCGAGTGCGCGTTCGGGAAGTTGGTCCCGCTCGACTCCCTCGTCCCGCATCCGCGGAACCCGAACAAACACCCGGAGAAGCAACTCGAACTCCTCGCGAAGATAATCCGCGCGCACGGTTGGCGAGCGCCGATCACGGTCTCGAAGCGGTCGAAGTTCGTCGTCCGCGGACACGGGCGACTCCTCGCCGCACGCAAGCTCGGGCTCGACCTCGTCCCCGTCGACTTCCAGGACTACCCGTCCGAGGAAGCAGAACTCGCGGACCTCGTCGCGGATAACCAGATCGGAGAACTTTCGGAACTGGATGACGAAATGCTGGCGGACGTGCTCTCCGACCTCTCGGGCGAGGGGTACGACCTCGACCTCACGGGCTTCTCCCCGGACGACCTCCCGTCGTTCGAGGGCAAGGAGGCCCCGGAGGAGTTCGAAAAATTCGACGAGGACGTCGAGACCTCGCACAAATGCCCGAAGTGCGGGTTCGAGTGGTCGTGATAGCAGAGCTTGATCGACCACCATTCCGAGTGCCGACGATGTCCGAGGTCCGGGCTCTGCCGAAGAACGGGTTCAAGGTCGTCTCGACCTTCTCGGGCTGCGGCGGGTCGTGCCTCGGGTTCGAGATGGCGGGCTTCTCCGTCCTGTGGGCGTCGGAGTTCGTAAAGGCAGCGCAGGCAACGTATCGTGCGAACCATCCCGACGTCTTCCTCGACGTCCGCGACGTCCGCCTCGTCAAGCCCGAGGAGATCCTCGCGAAGACGGGGCTCGCCCGAGGGGAGGTCGACGTCGTCGAAGGGTCGCCTCCCTGCGCGTCGTTCTCCGCTGCCGGCAACCTCGTCCAGGATTGGGGCAAAGTCCGCGCATACTCCGACACGAAGCAGAGGGTCGACGACCTCTTCTTCGAGTTCGTCCGCCTCGTCGACGGGCTCCGCCCGAAGGTCTTCGTCGCGGAGAACGTCTCCGGGCTCGTCTCCGGGGTCTCGAAGGGCGTGTTCAAGCAGATCCTCCGCGAGATGCGGCACGTCGGATACGACGTCGAGGCGAGGCTCCTCGACGCGCAATGGTGCGGGGTCCCGCAGGTCCGGAGGAGGATTATCTTCGTCGGGGTCCGGGACGACCTCGTCCTCCGCCCCGCGTTCCCTCGCCCTCTGCCGTTCCGATACTCGCTCCGGGACGCCCTCCGGGACGTCGAGCCGAGCGAGGAGGATCGGGAGTGGCTCTCGTTCGCCAGATACGCGATCGGGCGGGAGTGGGACAAGCTACAGCCCGGACGAAGTTCGCAGAAGTTTTTTAACCTAGTCAAGCCCGCCCTTGCTAAACCTTGCCCGACCATCTGCTGCGAGGGAGGACATAACCGAGGGACCGCGACCGTGACGCATCCGGTCGAGAAGCGGAAGCTCTCGATCGACGAACTCAAGCGCATCTGCTCGTTCCCCGCGGACTTCGTCCTGACGGGAGACTATGGACGGCAGTGGGAACGCCTCGGGCGGGCGGTCCCGCCGCTCATGATGAAACGGCTCGCGGAGACGATCCGCGACGAGATACTCGTCCCACTCCGGGACGGGAAGAAGAGGAGGACGAAATGAACGAGAGCGAAAGACCGCGGGACGAGGTCGAGCCCGAGGGGAAGTGGAAGTTCGACGGGGCGGTCGCGGACGTATTCGACGACATGCTCGAACGGTCGATCCCGCAATACCACATCATGCGGGAGTTGTGCTTCGAGATCGGGAAGCGGTTCGTCGTCCCGAAGCTCGACGTCGTCGACCTCGGTTGCGCCCGAGGCGAGGCGCTCGACCCGTTTATCCGGAAGTTCGGGGCGTACAACCGATACATCGCTTGCGACGTCTCCGAGCCGATGCTCTCCGCGGCGAGGGTTCGGTTCGACGGGTACATCAAGTGCGGGGTCGCGGACGTCCGTCGCGTCGACCTCCGCCACGAGTATCCCGCCTCCGTCGCCTGTCTGACCCTCGGGGTCCTGACGATACAGTTCACGCCGATCGAGCATCGCCCTCGGATACTCGCGAAGGTCGCGGAGCATACCGCGCACAGCGGAGCGTTCCTCCTCGTCGAGAAGGTTATCTCGTCGGACGCGAAGATCGACGAGACGTTCTCCGAGGTCTATGTCGACGCGAAGAAGGCGAACGGATACTCGGACGAGCAGATCGCACGGAAGCGCCTCTCGCTCGAAGGGGTCCTCGTCCCGATGACCGAGGAGGCTAACGTCTCCTTCCTCCGCAACGCGGGCTTCTCGAAGGTCGAGTGCTTCTGGCGATGGGCGAACTTCGCGGGTTGGCTCGCGGTCAAGTAGAAGCCCGACGACTCGAAGTTCGCCAGCTTCCGCCAGCATTCACAACACGGGGTCTCCCGCCACGTTTGACGGTCGCGTTCGCCCCGTGTTACCTTCGAGGCATGTTGAGAGGACGAAGACCAAAACCGAAAGACCCCGCAGTCACGTTAAAAGGACCCTATGCTCCGGATCGCGAGCTTTACGAGCGACAGCCCTGGGAGACGGAACTCGCCTGGAGCGCGTTCCTCGTCTTCCGCGACCTCGACCCGCACGAGCGGTCCGTCAAGAAGGCGAGCGACCTCATAGCCGTTCAACGGCAAATCCCGAACACTGAGGGCCACTACAATACGGTCCTGGATTGGTCGGGCTTCTGCGGTTGGCGGGCTCGGGTCGAGGCGTGGGACCTCGCGGTCGATAAGGAGCGGAGGAAGAAGCTCCTCAAGGACGCGGCGGACATGCGGGAGAGGCATGCGAAATTGGGGAAGGGGATGCAGAGGCTCGGGGGGATCGGGCTTCGACGTCTCCTCGCGAAGGCGGAGGGGAAGGAGAAGTTCACGATCTCTCCGGGAGACGTCCAACGCCTCATCGACCTCGGGATTCGAGTCGAGCGCGAGGCGCACGGGGAGCCCGGGTCGATCGTCGAGGAGCGACAGAGGTTGACCTCGGAGGAGGAGCGGGAGTCGATGCGATCCCTGCTCTCGGATAAGGACGCGCTCGCCGCAGCTCGCACGCTCGTGAAGAAGCTCAATGCGGGCGATTAGCATCGACGAGGTCACGGAACGAGCTTGGCGACTTAACGTCCCGGACTTCGCGGAGCGCGTCAGCGATGGGAAGTGGGTCGCTTATGACTGGCTTGAAAACATGCTCGCGATCGTCCAGGAGGCGATCCTCGCGGGCGACGCGCGCATAATCGTCAACGCTCCGCCGCGGCACGGGAAGTCCGAGGCGATCTCGCACTGGCTCCCCGCTTGGTTCCTCGAATGGTTCCCCGCGCGGAACGTAATCCTCGCCTCGTACTCGGACACCTACGCGACGAGGTGGGGCCTCGCGGTCCGCGACGAGTTCGTGTCTCAGAAGAAGACCTGTACGCGCATCCGTTCGGACAAGTCCGCTGCGAAGGACTGGCAGACCGCATCAGGAGGCGGGATGCGCTCGGTCGGGGTTGGAGGGTCTGTCACGGGTATTGGAGGCGACCTCATCGTCGTCGACGACCCGCACAAGTCCTGGGAGGAGGCGATGTCGCCGGCAGCGCGCGAGAAGGTCCGGAACTGGTTCGAGGGGACGATCTATCCTCGCCGCGAGCCCGGGGCGTCGATCGTCGTCATTCAAACCAGATGGCACGAGGACGACCTCACGGGTCATCTGCTGCAGAACTCGGAGGACCGTTGGACGCGGTTGAACTTTCCCGCACTCGCGGAGGAGGGCGACTCCCTCGGTCGCGCGAAGGACGCCCCGCTGTGTCCGGAGAGGTACATAAGCGAGGACCTCGGGGTCATCCGACGGACGCTCGGGTCGTTTAAGTTCGCCTGCCTGTATCAGCAGAGGCCCGCCCCGCTCGAAGGCGGAGTCCTGAACCGCGACTGGTTTCAGTTCTGGCGTCCCGAGTCGCTCCCGGTCGACGGGAGGACGGTCATCTCGCTCGACCCGACGTTCAAGGCGACGGGGTCGAGCTTCGTCGTCGCGCAGGTCTGGCGGGAGAGCTTCCCCAACTTCTATCTCCTCGACCAAGTCCGGGATCGGATGTCGTTCCTCGACTGCTGCCGGATGGTCGTCCGCCTTCGCCAGAAGTGGACCGACGCGAACGACGTCCTCGTCGAGGAGGCGGCGAACGGAGCCGCGATCCTCGACACTCTCCGGAGTCACGTCCCGGGCCTGCGTCCGATCCGAGCCGAGACGTCGAAGGAGAACCGACTTCACGCGGTCTCGGGGCTCGTCGAGTCGGGGAACGTCTTCCTCCCTCCGGACGCGAGTTGGGTTGACGACTTCTTGGGTGAGGTGGTAACTTTCCCGAACAGCGCGAACGACGACCAAGTCGACGCGATGACGATGGCGCTCCGGTTCTTGTCGTCGCGCGCTCGGGTCGACGAACTGACGGATATCGACTTCTCGAACGTGGGCGTCAGGGCGAGCCCGTGGAAGGAAATCCAGGGATGACCGACGAACTCGATCTTGGCGTTTTAGGGTACACGGGACTCAAGCAGCAGGACGGGATCATCTCCGAGGAATGGCATCCGAAGCTCCGCGGAGCCTTCGGTCCGAAGGTCTACCGCGAGATGGCGGACAACTCGTCCGCGATTGGGGCGATCCTCTGGTTAATCGAGACGCTCACGAAGCAAGTCGAGTGGCGCGTCGAGGCGGTCTCGACCGAGGAGCCCGCGGTCGCCGCGGCTCAGTTCCTCGAAGAATGTCTTTACGACATGAGCCACACCTTCGAGGACTTCCTCTCCGAGGTCATCTCGATGTTCCCTTACGGTTGGAGCTACTTCGAGACGGTCTATAAAATCCGGAAGGGCGGGACGTCGTCCGACCCTCCGAGCATACGGTCGAAGTATGACGACGGGAGAGTCGGTTGGCGCAAGTTCGCCCTCCGCGCGCAGGACACGCTCGACCGTTGGGAGTTCGACTCCGAGGACAACGGTCTCCGCGGTATGTGGCAGAGCGACCCCTCGACCGGGAAGCGGGCGTTCATTCCGATCGAGAAGTCGGTCCTCTTCCGGACATCGGTCTACAAGAACAACCCCGAGGGTCGGTCGATCTTCCGGAACGCGGTCCTCGACTGGTTCTTCTTAAAGCGTATTTGCGAGATCGAAGCGGTCGGGATCGAGCGGGACATGACGGGTCTGCTCGTCATGGAAGTGCCGATGAAATACCTGTCGACCTCCGCGACCTCCGACCAACGGGCTCTCCGGACGCAGATCGAGACGATGCTCTCGCAGCTAAAGCGGGACGAGCGAGAGTTCGCCCTCGTTCCCTGTGAGCAGGACGACCAAGGAAAGCCGACGGGGTTCAAGCTCAAGCTCCTCTCGTCCGGAGGCTCGCGGCAAATTAACACGACCCTCGTCAAGGACTACTACAAGATCGGCATCCTGCAATCGGTGCTGGCGCAATTCATACAGTTGGGGATGAACGACGTCGGGTCGTACGCTCTCGCCTCGTCGCAGACGAACACATTCTCGATGTCGCTCGGGGCGTTCCTCGACTCGATCGCCGCGACGTTCAATCGCTTCGCGGTCGCCCGCCTCATGGAGGTCAACGGGTTCGAGTCCGAGTATTGGCCGGAAGTCGTTCACGGGGACATCGAGACTCCGCCGCTCGCGGAGATCGGAGCGTACGTGCAGAGCCTCGCCGCCTCGGGACAGCTCCCGGACGACGAGAAGATCAAGCGGAAGCTCCTGGAGATCGGGAAGCTCCCGCAACCCGAGACCGTCGAGGGAGCGCCCTCCGTCCCGTCCGAGCCGAAGATGGGAGGGCTCCGGAAGTCGTTCGCGAAAGACCCGCCACGCGCGAAGTCGAAGTTCCGATCCGTCGAGGAGGTCCTCGTCCGCGCGGCTCGCGTCGGAACAGAGCGCGGAGCTTGAGGCTCCGATGCTCGTCCCCTATTTCAAGTCAGTCGCCATCTGGAAAAGGAGCGCGAAGCGGCGACCGAGGCCCGCTTGGGAGGACGTCGCTCCGAGGACGCAGGAGGGGCGGAACGCGTACGCGGTCGCGGCGAGGAACGAGAAGAAGTTCTCGCAGGCGTATCTCGCCGCGCTCTCCGGTCTGCTCGACGAGAAGAAGAGGCGGGACTTCGAGACCGCTTGGAGGAGTAACTCGGTCAACACGGTTCTGTCGTCGATCCCGTTCTTCGCGGAGTCGGACGGGAAGCACGACGTGTGGACCGACTTCCTCGCGAGGATTAAGACCGCATACTACACGATCGCGAGGGAGACGAGCGACGTCGCGGCGAACGCTATCCAGGAGAAGTTCGGGAAGAAGGTCGTCTTTAACTACGTCACGAAGGCGGTCAACATCCACCCTTCGGGGCGGATTATGGTCGAGAGCGTCCCCGTGAATCCGAGGTCGCTCAAGTGGATCGACGAACGCGCGCTCCAACTCGTTCGCGAGGGGCTCTCGAAGCAGCAGCGCGAGGTCGTCACGTCGATAATCCAGGACGGGTTCGGGAAAGGTCTCCATCCGAGCGTCGCCTTCGATTCTATAAAGCAGAACATCGGATTGACCTCTCGCGAGTATAAGGCCGTGGAGAATCGACGCGCGCTCCTGGAGGAGAAGGGGTTCCAACCGGAGGACGTCCGCGAGGAAACCGACGCATACAGGGAGGAGCTTCGCGGAGTTCGAGCCGAGCGTATCGCTCGTACTGAGACGATGTATGCGGAGTCGGAGGGGAGGAAGTCCGCTTGGCAGGCGGCGAGCGACGCGGGAGTCCTCCCCGCGGTTCAACGGGTCTGGATGTCTCCGCCTCCGAGCGCGAGCCCGAACCGACCCTGCTCGATCTGCTTGTCGCTCGACGGGACGACCGCCCCGCTCAACGGAGCATACGAGAGCCCGGAACTCGACGAGCCCGTCCCGGGTCCGCCCGCACATCCGAACTGCGGATGCACCGAGACGATCGTCGAAGCGGAAGCTCCGACGGGAGGAGAGGAGGGTTGACGATGGCGTCGAAGGAATACCTCGAAGAACTATGGAGTCAGGCGAAGAAGACCCTCCCAGGTTGGCTTTACGCTATGCTGCGGAACTCCGCGCGACCCGTCGCGGGAGGTCGAGCCGCGCATCGGGTCGACGAGCCCACGCTCCTTGAGAAGGTCGCCCTCCAGGAGATAACCCCGACGACGCTCCGGAAGCTCTCGGACGAAGAACTCGGGATGGTGTGGCTCCGCCTCGCGCAGTGGTTCGCGAACGCGAAGCGGCGGAGGCAATCGGTCGAGAACGTCGTCAACGCGGCTCTATGGACGAAGCGGGAGATGGAGAGCAGAGGGCGAGAGGTCTCGGAGTCCGAATTGACCGAGGCGGTCGGGCAACTCGAAGACCTCGCGAAGCAGAGGAAGAAGGCGGTCAACGGGACGCGAGGAGTCCTTCCTCGACACCTCGAAAAAATAATGGAGCGGGCTCCGGACGAGGTCCTTCTCGTCCGCGACTTCGTGACGGTCGCGGGCTCCGCCGCGGTCGCTGAGAAGCCCGATGACGTCGACGTCGTCGTCCGGGCTCCTTACGACGCGAAGCTCGGGTCGTATGGTCTCGACGGTTCGGCGCTTTGGGTCGCGATCCGGAGGTTCCTCGCTCCCGATAAGAACGGACCGCAGATCCAACTCATCGGAGCGCCGGCAGGATCGTTCACCGACTATGTCCCCGTGTTCGACCTCGTCGCGAGAAGGCGGGAGCCGCAGGTCGTAAAGATCGAGACGCAACCTCCCGAGTATGCGGACCGAGAACGAGTCGTGAAGGCGGACGCGTCGAGGGAGGCGAGCGCAGCTTCGTCAGAACTTCGATCGCAAGCGGAGCGCGCGAGGAAGGAAGACAAGATCGCTCCGGGCGAGTTCTTCTTCCAACCAAAACCGACGAGGCCCGCGCAACCGGAGGAGCCGCAGAGCGTCGACGCGCTCGTGAAGCTATACGAGGATCGCGCGGACAAGTGGCTCCCTGCGGCGATTCAAAAAAAATACGACGGGGCGAGGCATCAGATCCACAAAGTCGGAGACAAGGTCCTCGTCCTATCCGAGGACGGAGACGACAACACGTCCCGCCTCCCGGGTCTAGTCGAGGAAGTCCGGAAGCTCCCCGAGGAGAAGGTCGTCCTCGATGCTGAGATCGAGGCGTGGGAGGACGGGGAGCATCTTCCTCGGGAGGCGGTCTCCGGATACCTCGGGAAGAAGGACGAGCCCGACGACTCGAGCCTCGTCGCGAACGTCTTCGACGTACTGTATTGGGGCGAGGACCTACACAAGCGCCCGCTCCGCGAGCGCCTCGAATATCTGGCGAAGATCCCGGGGAAGGGGACGATGGAGGTCCCCGACCTCCAGAGGAGAATCAATTCCGCTCCCGTTGTAGTCGTGAAAACTCCCGCGGAGGTCCGGGAGCAGACCGAGCGGGTCCGTCGACTTCCGGGCTCGGAGGGGATCGTCGGGAAACAGCTAGAGAGCCCCTACCTCCTCGACGTCGCGACCCCCGACTTGTGGGTCAAGTTCCATAACGCCACCGTGTTCCGGGGCATCGTCGCTGCGCGTACGCGAACGAAGGGCGGTGCCTTCACTTACGAGTACGGAGTTCGCCCCGGGAAGCTGAAGCCTATCGCCCTGACTCCCGGGAAGTTCGTCCCGGTCGGGACGAGCTTCTCTTCCTCGCGCTCCTACGGGCCAGGGGACAGGCTCCTCGTCGAAGCAGAGCAGGTTAACTACGAACTAGGACCCAACGGGATAAAGCTGACCGCGTGGGTCCCGCGAGTTCTAGGCACCTATGAGGGAGATCCCGACTCGGTCGACGACGTCGTCGACAGAGCCTCGAAGGACCTCGTCCTCCGGACGAAGCGGGTCGACGAGAAGGGGAACGTCGTCGAGTATCTCCCCGCGAACATCAAGAAGTCCCTCCGCCCCGAGGTCCCGTCGTCCGGTCCAGAGCGCGCGAGGGTCGCCTTCGTCGGAGCCTCTCCCGGGAAGATGGAGGTCGCTCGTCGCGAGCCGTTCATCGGTCCCGTGGGCGAGACGTTGAATCAGCTATATCTAAAACCTCTCGGTGTCTCCCGCTCGGAGGTCTTCCTCACGAACGCGGTCCCGAGGTTCCTCGCGAACTCCGACGGGACGGTCCGCGAGCCGACGGTCGAGGAGACAAAAGAGTGGCGAGAATGGGTCAGGATGGAACTCGACAGAGCGCAGCCACTCGTCGTCGTCGCCCTCGGGAAGACCGCGCAGGCCGCGCTCGACGACCGAGCCGACGTCGTCCTCCCGCATCCGTCCGCGGTGCGTCGCTTCGGGGACTCCGGAGAGGTCGGGCGAAAATTAAAGCGAGTGCGCGAGATGCTGGCGGAGATCGAGAAGGTCGCGAAGCAGAAGGGACCCGAGGAGGAGGAGACGAGGACGGAGCGGGCGGTCGCAAATTGGAACTCGACTTGGCAGGATATGCTCCCCGCGAGCGGCGAGGGTCGCTTCGTTTATCAACACCACTGGCGAGGGCTCCCCGAGGAGGAGACGAGCGCGGACGACGCGGACCTAATGAAGACCGATCACTCCGTGCACGGCGACCTCCGCCTCGAAGGGAAAGACGGACTATGGGGCTTCACAATTTTCCTCGGTCTAACGAAGGACAACAGAGGCCCGAACCTCGACAAGCTCATCGACTGGAAACCGGGAGACAACATAGAAGCGGGACCGAAGCTCCTCCAACCGAAGGACTGGCTCGACGTCGGAGTCGGCAAGCCCTATGTTTCGCCACCGGGAGGAGTCGGGGCGACGACGAAGATGTTCTCGAAGTTCTTCGAGCGAGACCGCGGGACGTATAAGCTCGGGGTTGCTCGCCTTCATATGGTCGAGATTTTTCTTGACGGCAAGGACCTCTCGGGGAGATACTTGCTGATGTTCGCTCCCGTCGCGGGGCGTCGTCGATGGTTGATAGATAAACCGGACGACCAAAAACCGATGGCGGAGACGCGAGACCTCACCGATGTATTGGGTGAGCTTCGACGCAAGGGACAACGGTTCCTAGTTTGGGCGAAGCCCGGAGAGCGTCCCAAGTTCTTCGATGTGAAGACGGGACGCGAGGTCGAGAAGAAGAATGCATCGGTCGAGATTGTCAAGGCGGACCCTATCAAGCGCATCGTTTATGGCGTCGTGCTCGACCCCTACGGGAACCGAGGAGCGCCCGAGACCGACGCGCACAACGATTGGACTCCGCCCTCGGTCGTCGAAAAGACCGCTCACGAATATCTCAAGACGTCCCGCGTCGTCGGTCTGCAGCATAAGCAGAAGGCGAACGCTGCCGTCGTCGAGTCTTGGGTCGAGCCGTATCCGACCCGGGGCGACTATCTTCGAGCCATGCGCGAGCAGGACCACGCGATCTTCCGGAGGCCCTTCGGCTCCGACGTCCTTCACTCGGGCTCGTGGGTCATGGGGATCGAACTCGGACCGAAGGAGTGGGAGGATTATCAGGACGGAGTTTTCAACGCCTTCTCGCCTGGAGGTCAAGGGATTAAGCGACCGCTGTCTCCCCGCTCTATGCCGAAGGTCCGGATTATCGAATTGAAGGAGAACCCGAGTGGCTGAGCAAAATCCAAAGGAAATAACAGAACTACAGACGATGGAGGTCTCGCTCGTGGACAAAGGAGCGAACCGCAAGAAGCGGTTCCCTCTATGGAAATCAGAACAAAGGAGTCAACAGATGAACGAAGAAATCATGAAAGCCGTCCTGGAGACGGAGGTCGACGAGGAGGCGAAGCTCGTCGAGAGTATCGACAAGGCGGGACTCTCCGACAAGGCCGTGAACGCTCTCAAGGCTGCGCTCCGCATCCTGAACGCGTTCAAAGAGGAGTTGCCGACGGACGCCCTCGACAAGTTGGCGTCGGCTGCCGGATACCCGAAGCCCGGGAACGGATACCCGTCCCCGCAAGAGAAGCAGAAGGAAAAAGAGGAACCGAAGCCCTGCGCGAAGTCGAAGGAGCTTCCCAAGGAGGTACAGGACGCCATGACCACACAGAACGACGCGCTCGACGCGCTCCGAAAACAGAACGAGATCATCGAGAAGCAACTCAAGACCGAGCGCGACTTGCGCGAGGAGGCGGAGTGGACGCAGAAGGCGAAGACCTCCCTCTCCCACTTCCCCGGGAAATCCTCCGAGGAACTCGGGAAGATCCTTAAGTCCCTAAGCGACGTCAGCCCCGAGGTCGCGAAGCAGCAGTTCGAGGCGATGAAGTCCGCGTCCGATCTGATTGCGACTTCCTCCGCGGTCCACGAGGCGGGCCTCGCCGCGAAGGGCGAGTCGACTCCCTCTTCCGCGATGGTCGAGATCGTCAAGATGGCGGACGCCCTCGTCGAGAAGTCCTCGGACGTCAACCTCACGCGAGAGCGCGCGATCCGGAGGGTCATCGACTCCCCGCGCGGCAAAGAACTGTACAACAAATACTTGGCCGAGAATCCGGCCCAGGTCAGCGCGTTCGCTCCCAGGGCGTAAAGCGCGGAGAAGGAACAAAGGAGAAAAAAAAATGGCATACGAAGCTCAACTCCAAAACATCCCCGGGGCGACGGCGGGCGCGGACCTGTCGAGCGACCAGTATAAGTTCGTTCGCGATAGCGCGGCGGGCTTCATCCGCAACAACACCAACGGCTATCTCGCCGACGGCGTCCTTCAGGACAAGCCGGATGCGGCGGGAAAAGCCTGTACCGTGGCCTACGGAGGCGTGACGAAAATCAAGTCCGGCGCCGGATTCTCGAAAGGCGCGAAGCTCATGGCCGACGCCAACGGCAAAGCCATCACGGCGGCATCGGTCGCAAGCGCGGCAGAGAAATCCAGCGCCCTGACCGGTCCCTTCGTGCTCGCAGCAGCGGATACGGCGGTCATCGACACGGACAACGGCGGAAACGAAACCGTGACCTGGGACGCGGCGGCCGGCTATGTCGTGGACAGCGTGACCTACCCCGTGGCCGACCAGACCGGCCTCACGCTCAAACTCAAGGTCGATGGCGGCGCCGAACAGACCATCACGTTCGGAACCTGCACGACGGCGGCTCATGTCATCGCCCAGATCAACGCGCAGATCATCGGTGCATCGGCCGCGGCCGATACCACCCACTGCCGTATCACGAGCGACCGTAAAGGCACGAGCTCGAGCATCGCCATCACGGGCGGCACCTCCGCCCTGACATGGGCAGCGGCGACGGCCGGAACTGGCGACGTGGCCTTCATCGACGCCGTGACCGCGACCGAAGTCAAGACGCGCATCGAAGCCGACTCCATCGCGGAAGTGACCGTGGTCGGAAGCACGTTCATCATCAAATCGCCCACGACAGGCGCGTTGTCGGAACTGGACTTCAAGTCCGGCGCCGCGCTCACGAAGCTCGGCCTCGCGGTCGAGGTCATCCAGGGACAGGCGTCAAACAGCGCGATCCGTGGCACCGCCAGAGAAGCGGCGACGGCGGGCGACCAAATCGTGTCGATGCTACTGGCACCGACCGGGAAATTCTAAGCGGCTCGCCGCTTTGGATAAGGAGAAAAAGACATGAACCCGACACCATCAGACGTCCATGTGAACGCACCGCTGACGAACCTTTCGATCGCGTATCTGCAGGATCAAAACGAGTTCGTGAGCGACAAGGTCTTCCCGAACCTTCCCGTGCAAAAGCAGTCGGACAGGTATTACACCTACCCGAAGGGCCAATGGTTCCGGAGCGACGCGCAGGAGCGCGGGCTCTCCCAGGAATCCGCGGGAACCGGATACGACGTCGACAACACGCCGACGTACGACGCGCACGTCTTCGCCCTGCATAAGGACATCGACGACCAACTCCGCGCGAACGCGGACTCGCCGCTGAACCTCGACGCGGAAGCGACCGAGATCGTCACGCGGGGTCTGCTCCTCAAGAGGGAGAAGGACTTCGCGTCGAAGTTCTTCACGACCGGCGTGTGGTCGACCGAGTCGACTCCGGGCACGAAGTGGAACGCCTCGGGCTCGACGCCCATCAAGACGATCCGCGAGAAGATCGCCGCTATCAAAGCGGCGACCGCGATCCGCCCGAACACGCTCCTCCTCGCGGAGGACGCCTGGGTCGCGCTCCAGGACAACGCGGACTTCCTCGACCGCATCACGATCACGAAAGACAAGATCGTGACGGTCGACCTACTCGCGTCGATCCTCGGTCTCGAACGCGTCATGATAGCGGCTGCGGTCGAGAACACAGCGAAGGAGGGCGTCACGCCCGCCATGTCGCACGTGTTCACGGACGCGGCGCTTCTGGCGTACGCGGCCCCGAGGCCCGGACTCATGACCCCGAGCGCGGGGTTGACCTTCTCCTGGGCCAACTACCTCGGAGCAGGCGCGAACGGACTCCGGATCTTGCGCTTCCGCATCGATCAACTCCGTTCGGACCGCATCGAAGGTGAGATGGCTTACGACCAAAAGGTCGTGGCGACCGACCTCGGGCACTTCTTCTATAACGTCCTGGCGTAAGAAGAGAGCCCTCCGAGTCGCGTCGAGAACAGAAGGGAGGCCCGGATGTGGGTCGCGGCAAAAGCGCAGTTGATTCAGCGCGGAAAATGCTACGTGAACCTGAAGCCCGGAGATCCCGTTCCCGAGGCGGAGAAGTGGCCGAACCGTCGAGCGTACGAGCGGCAGGGTCTGATAAAGTGGGTTGAGGACGAGGCCCCAAAAGCGCCCGCCTCGGTCCCGCTTAGACCCGAGCAGATCGTCGGCTCGACGGTCGCTCCTCCTATCCGAGAAGCAAGAGCCCCTCTTCCTCCCGTGGCGACGTTCGTGAAGGAACCCGTCATCGAGGAAGAGGAGGTCGCGGATCTTCCGAAGCCAAAGAAGAAGCTGCCGGCAAAGTCGAACGGCAAGCGCAAAAGATGACCTGGAACTACACCAACCGCCCCATCGACGTTCCGCGCGATCGCGTTCGCTTTCTGGTCGGTGACGTTGACGTAAGCGACCCGCTCGTGTCCGATGAGGAAGTCGCCTTCGCGATCTCCGAATATCCAGCATCGAATGAGTTCGCGGCGGCTTTTATTCTCCGTGCTCTCGCCGCTAGATTCAGCCGTAAAGTTTCCATGACAGTCGGCGGAGTGGCCTCGAGCTGTTCCGACCTCGCTCGCGCCTTCGCACAGCGAGCGACAGAGCTCGATCCGAACGGCGAGACGACAGGCAACAAGACCGAACTTGTGCTTCCCTCTTTCGGCGGCTTGAAAATATCCGAGAAGGAAACTCTGAAGGATGACATCGACGCCGTGCAGCCTGCTTTCGCGAAGGGAATGGATGATATTCCTGGAGGACCGGCGGACTCGATAACGTCGGATGAACTTCTCGGCCGAGTGCGCTGATGGGCAAACCGTCGTTTAAAGACGTAGACCGAGGATTGAACACCATCCTCGCAGGACTACGGAAAAATGTTCAGGTCTCGGCGACGGTAGGCGTTCAAGGCGAGAAGGGCCAGGAGGTCCGCGAAGAGGGATTGACGAACGCCTACCTCGCGTCCATCCATGAGTTCGGCACGAGAAGTAAACAGATTCCAGAGCGGTCATTCGTGCGCTCTACCTTCGACGCGAATCAGGGAAAATACAAAACGAAACTCGACAGGATCGCGGCGCTGATGCTCTCGGGAAAAAAGCCGAGCGGCGGAGGTACGGCGGAAGGCCAACTCCTTTTACTAGGCGAGGAATTTCGCGCGGACATCATCAAAAAAATATTCTCGAATATCCCGCCTCCGTTGCGGCCGAGAACTATCGCAGAAAAAGGCGGCAATGCTTTGGCGCTAAAGCGAACCGGTGCCATGATTAACGCTCTCAGCGTAGCGATGGAGCGAGGACCGCATGCCGTCTCCGAGGAGTAGAAGCCGACGAGGCTGCGTAGTTTCTGCGCTGAGATCGCTCATGAAAACTCTCGACCTCGAACGCATGAAAAAAGCGGAGTACGACGAGAACGGGAGGTGGGCCGATGGTCCGACGGAGACGATACCCGTTATGGCTGTTGTTCAAGTGGCTCGTCCTCAAGATATGCTCCGCCTTCCCGAAGCCGTGAGAACGACAGGCGGGGTTCTGGTATTCTGTGAAAGTCCGCTTTGCGTTTCGTCGGTTAAGAGTAACTCGAAGGCCGATACGTTCGATTGGCACGGCGACAGGTATGAGATCCAGTCCGTAGAAGACTGGAGCGACTTCGGATTTTTTAAGGCTATCGCCACGAAGGTTAACCGATGACACCCGAACGCCCCATCGATATGCGTGTGGTCAAGGATGCGATCCACGATTGGGTTTCGAACGCTCTTCGAACTGATTCTGCGACGGTCATCTGGTCCGACCAGGATGCGCCTCAACCCGAATATCCCTTCGTTACCTTGAAGGTCATCAGCGGTCCCGACCCGCTTTCTCCTCACTGGGGTGTCGTCGAAGAAACCGACACGCGCAGACTACACGAGGAGATAGAGCGACTTTCATATATCCAGTGCCGGATGACGGTATCATGCCAAGCGTTTACCTCGCGAAAGTTGGCGATGGAAAATGAAGCCGATGCAGTAGCTTTGCTCAACTCAGCGCGAGCGTGTTTGGCGAAACAGTCTGTTCGCGATACATTTGAGCTTACGAATATCTCCGTCGCGTCATGCGAAGCCGCGAGCGATATTTCCGACCTGGAGGAAACGACCTTCGTTTCACGAGCCAGCATGGAGGTCGTCTTCGGAATCGTGTTGACCGTGCGGGATTATGTGACGTACATTGAGAGTGTGGAACTGAAAGTCCGCGTCACTGGACGTGGATGAAGTCGTCGGAAGCTAAAAGGAGAAAAAGCAATGTCTTTAGACTCAATCGTCCAGATAAATATTTCGACCCAAACGTCCACGCCGACGCAGCAGGGATTCGGAATCCCTCTCGTCATGGCGTACCACACACACTGGTCCGAGCATGCTCGGGAGTATACGAACCTCGATGATATGCTCACCGATGGCTTCGTAGCGACCGACCAAGCCTATCTCGCGGCCGCCGCCGTTTTCAGGCAGAACCCCAGGCCCGAGAAAATCGTGCTCGGCCGAGAGGCGAACACGGCGCTACAGGGAGTTCGGTTCACACCGCTCCTGGCCCAGCTCCGCGGCTCGTACGAGATGAGCATCACGCTCAACGGTATGAGACTACCCATCACAACCGACGCGAGCCCGACCGTGGCGGAGGTCTGTTCCGCGCTGTGCAAGGCGATCCAGCCCGACGCCTGGGGTGCGGCCGGTCCCTATCTCGCGGGGGCATACGTGAAGAACGACACCGCGCCGGTAAAGGTCTACCGCTGTACCCAGGCAGGAACATCCGCAGGGTCGGGCGGGCCGACCGGGACGGGCTCCAGCATCACAGACGGCACTTGCAAATGGGCTTACGTCCAGGCACTACCCGCCTCGACAGTCACCGACGGTACAACCCACTTCGAAGTGGACCAGCACGCGGTCGGCGACCCGTTCGGGGTATACGTGGACGACCGGCAAATGTTCGACGCGGAATGGTACGGGAACAACGGCACGACCGACCACGGGATTGCAGAGGACATTGCCAACGTTCGCAAGGAAAATGACGAGTGGTACTGTCTCATCTGTTCGAACGTGTCTCCAACCGTGCAGGAAGCTGCCGCAGCTTACATCGAGACGATCCGAAGGATTCACATACTCGCCTCGCCAAATACGGCCACGATGGATGCTGGTTCGTCAAGCGACGTAGCAGCGGTCCTTGCGGCTGCGGGATATGCGCGAACATCGGGCGTTTACCATCCCAAGGCGAACACGCAGTTCATCGCCGCGGGAATGGCCGGCGTCGTTCTTCCTCCCGAGCCGGGCAGCATCACATGGAAATTCAAGACCGTCGTCGGATGCGACCCCGTTTACCTGACGACGACCGAGGAAACGAACCTCGAGAACAAGAGCTTCAACCACTACCAGACCGTTAACGGCGAGGACATCTGGCAACAAGGAGTCTCCTCAGCCGACGAGTTCATGGACATCGTGCAGGGCGTGGACTGGATGACCGCTCGCATGAAAGAGCGAATCTTCGCGCGGCTCAAAGCGGCGAACAAAATCCCGTTCACGGATAAGGGTGTCGGAGTAGTCGAGGCCGAAGTTCGAGCGCAGCTCAACGAAGCCGTCGGAAAAGAAGTTCTCAACGAAGGCACGACTTCAGTCACCGTGCCTCTGGTCAAAAACGTATCTCAGGCGAACAAGGCAAACCGCCTGCTTCCCGACGTAAAATTCGCCGGGCAACTCGCGGGCGCCATTCACGCGGTCCAGGTCACCGGTACCGTGACGGTCTGATAACAGGAGGCAAAGGAACATGGGTCAACGAGTTTCGAATTACGATCCCGACCGCGTGTCTTTCATCTTCGCAGGCGTTCCCGTAGAGGGATTCGCAGACGGGACGTTCATTTCGGTAGAGCAGAATGAAGACGCTTTCGTTCTGGCCATCGGGTCAGACGGAGAGGCATGTCGGGCGAAGTCGAATAACCGTTCGGCAAAAATCACCTTGACGCTTCTCCAGACCTCGAGGTCGAACCAGCTTCTCACCGCGTTCTACCAGACCGATATCATCTCTCCGAGCGGAGACGGGATCGCGCCGCTGCTCATCAAGGACAACTCGGGCACTTCTCTCCATCTCGCCGAGAAGGCGTGGATCACGAAGATACCCGCCGCGACGTACGCTCGCGAGGCCGAGAATCGCGAGTGGGTTTTCGAGACCAACGAACTCATCAATAACGTCGGCGGCGCGTTCTAATGAGCCAGATCGAACCCACGACCGAACAGATCGAGGAGCGCTCTTTTACGTTCTACATGCTACCGCCGCAGCAATCGAACGACCTTTTCATGGACGTATTCAAGATGGCCGGTCCTGCTCTGGGGCCCGTTATCGAAGCGGTTGCGAAAGCAAATTCACTCGATGAAGAAATCGACTCCAAGTTTTTTGCTCGCGCGGCCGCCGCTCTATTTGGCGGAATAGACAAGGTCGTCGTGAATCGGGTCATCGAGGCGTTTAAAAATGTCTCCGAGGCAGACGGAGTTCCGTTGAAGACGAACTTCGACATCGTGTTCCTGGGCAACCTGGGGCTGATGTACAAGTGGTTGTTCTTCGGGATGAAGGTGCAGTGGGGAAAATCCTTCACCGCCTTGGGAAGCGCCGTGCTACAAGGCGGGCTGGCAGAGGCGTTCAAGTCCCAGAAGCTATAAAAGGCCGATGGTTCATTCTCCGCTTGGTAGCACGGCAAGCGGCGACGCTGAAAGAGGTCGAGACATACTACGATCTCGTTGACGTGTTTGACATGAACGATGCGCTCGACCTGCTCGATGAGGCCGACGCTCGAGCCTGCGAGGAGAGTTGAGATGGTCGTTCGCGAACTCATTGGGCTCCTCGGAATCCAGACCGACCAGAAATCAGTAGAGCAGGGACAAGCCTCAATCGGCGGGCTCGTGAAGTTCGTCAAGGGTGCGATGGGAGCGATCGCGAGTCTCATGGTCATACGCTGGGCGAAAGGCGCAATCGACGAGGTCTCCGCTGCGGCTCGGCAGGTCAACCGATTTTCACGCATGACAGGTATGGCCGTCGAGGACGTACAGAAGCTCGGCTATGTCGCCGAACTCTCTGGTGCGTCATTCGACGATCTCTCGTTGGGCATGAGAAAAATGCAACTCGCTCAGGCGATGGCCGCAGACGGCTCGAAGGGTATGGTCGAAATATTCTCGAAACTCGGCGTGGATATCCGGGACTCGAGCGGCCAGATGAAACCGGCTTCAGAACTAATGACCGAACTCGGGGATGGTTTCGCGAAACTCGGGTCGGATGCCGAGCGGACGCGAGCGGCAACTTTGCTTTTCGGACGCGGGGGCACCGTGCTCCTGCCGATGTTCAAAAAGACGACGGCCGAGATCAAGGACATGGAGAAAGAGTTCGACGACCTCGGCGGAGTCATGTCGCAGGATGTCGTTAACGCCGTATCCGAGGACCGCCGAAATTTCAAGGCGCTCGGGAAGGCAATATTCGGTCTGAAGGTGACGGCCGCGAAAACGCTTTTGCCGGCGATGAACAAGATCATCGACCGAGTACTCGCATGGTGGAAGGCGAACGGCGCTCTTATCCGACAGGGATTCGGGCTCGTAATAGGGAATGTCGCGGGCGTCCTCGCGAATATCGCCAGCCTCGTAGCCGATATCGTGACCGGCATGACAGACTGGGTAAAGCAGCTTTCGCCGCTTGAAAAAAAGATGGGGCTTATCGGAGGAGTTATCATCGGGATCGGGGCGCTTATCATGAAAGGACCAGTCGGCGTTCTCATTCTCGTTGGCGTACTTGTCGCGCTTCTCATCGACGATTTTGAGACGTGGAGAAAAGGCGGGAAATCGCTGACCGGAGACATCGTAAAAGGCTTCAAAGACCTTCTCGGCATAGACATCGTGGCCTGGGTAAAAGGCGCATGGGATACGCTGAAAGGTTTTCTGACATGGTGGAAAGATGAATTTGTAAATCGCATCGGCACGCTCGCGGCCGTGGTGACTCTTATCAAAAATGTCTGGGACGGGCCGAAGAAGGCGTTCAGAGAGTTCGGCCAAAATATGCTCGAAATATGGGGCGCCGATATTGACAAGTTCGGTGCGATTGGCTGGGGTATCATCTACAAGGTCAAGGCAGTTTTTGACAGGACTGAAGCCGCCGCTGACAAATTCTTCGCGATGCTCGCGGATAAGTTCATCGCCCCGTGGATGGACCCCGTCATGCGCTTTTTCAACCATCTCGGCACGCTCATCGACGGTATCGTCGCGTCGGTCAAAGCCGCTACGACGCCGGACTGGCTGAATGGGATCATCGCGAAAGTCCAGTGGCTCATCGACCATTTACCTCTACTCGGTAGAGGAAATAAACCCGAGGTCGGGATTCCGGGTGGCGAGGTATTCCCTCCGTTCGCTTTCGGGCGAACGCCTGCTTATGCGCCAGCGGCGGGCGCGGTCAGTAATACCGTGAATCAGACAATTAACGCGGCTCCGGGCATGAATGAGTTCACCGTCGCGAAGCTCGCCGCGCAAGCCGCAGGTGATGAGATTGACCGGCGAAGTAGAAACGCGATGAAAGGCGCGACCGCAGGAAAATGATTACGGAGTTACTCTACGGTTACAAGGATAAGGCTCGCATCGGTCTCGTGCAGCTCGACGCATCGGTCGAGGAAACTCATGTCGATACGGCCGAGGTATCCGAGCATCCTGTCGAGACCGGTGTGAACGTGGCTGACCACGTTCGCCGACTGCCTCCGAGCCTAGATATACAGGGCGTAGTTACGAACACGCCTGTCATTTTCCTTGCCTCTTTGCAGGCCGAGTCGCCTCTACTCGGCAGCCTCAAGCGTACCTCAGACCGCGTAGGCGCGGCCTATGACGAGCTTCAGAGAATCATGCAAGACGGTGAAGCCGTGACCGTGGCGACCTCCCTGCGCTTCTACGCGGATATGATTCTGACCTCGCTAAGCGTCGCGCGAAATGCCCAGAACGGGAACTCGTTAAACGTCACGATGTCACTCAAGAAGATCATCAAGGCCGAGACGCTTGAGGTCGAGATGGCGACTCCCGAAGACATCTGGAACAAAACGTCGAAGAACAAAGGCAACACACAGAAAAAAACCCAGCCCGATCCTCCGGGAGCCGAGACGTCGGCAAGCGTTCTTAGCAAACTTAAGGATGCGGCCGTTGGCATGGCGCAAGGCGTGTTCGGATGAGTATTTTTACGATACCGATAGTCGATGCAGCTACCGACGGGAACTTCTATTTTCGGGTGGAGCTCGACGGCGAGGATTTTTTTCTCAACTTCTCGTTCAACCAGCGCGACTCGCACTGGTACATGGACTTGTCGACAATCGACGGCACTCCGGTCAGGTCGGGAGTCAAGATCGTGGCGAACTGGCCGCTTCTCAGCACGCTCGCGGATCGCGTGCGGCCGAAGGGCGAGTTCGTAGCGACGGACGCAAGGCGTATTCCTGCCGACCCAGGGCTCGATGATTTGGGAGGTAACGTCGTTCTATCTTACGTGGACCAAGAAACCCTCGCGAGTCTTGCGTGAGCCTTCTGTTCAATCGCGATTTCTCTATCACGGTCGGGCCGATAAAGATCGCCGCACGTCCGCTCGACCCGCTTGATAAATCGAAGCCGACACTGCGGGTGGTTTTCTCGGTTGAGAAGACTTCCTCGAAAGATCCGAATACTGCGAAGCTCACCATCTACAATCTGAACGAAGCCCACCGAAAAATTCTCGAGCAGGCGTTCGCCGGACCTTCGCCGAAGATTTTACCTATCATCATCGAGGCAGGATACGTCGGAAACGTGAGCCAACTTTTCAAAGGCGACGTGACGTATTCTTACTCGAAGAAAACCGGCACGACCTGGGAGACCGGAATCGAGGCGGGCGACGGCGCGCGCTCTTACAAGACGGCTCGCATGACCAAGAGCTATAAAGGCCCGGTCACGATGGCCGCAGTCGTCGCCGATGTCGTGAAACAGTTCGGGCTCAAGCCGGGCAATGCTCTCACGAAGATCGCAACCAACCGCCGCGGGCTTGTGCTTTTCAAAAAAGGCGTAGCCGTAAACGGACGCTGCTCTGAGATTCTGAATCGTTTTCTTACGTCGGCAGGATACCAGTGGTCCATCCAGGATGAGCAACTGCAAGTCCTCGAGCCCGGCGAGGCGTCGCTCATCGAGGGAGTCGTGATCCTAAATCCATCCTCGGGACTCATCGGGACGCCAGAGCTGGGGCAAGACGGTGTGCTCAAGGCGAAAAGTCTTCTTCAAGGCTCGATCCATCCAGGTAAAAGAGTCGGTATAAAATCCTCGACGGCTGACGGGTTCTTCGTCGTCGAGAAAGTCACGCATAGCGGTGACACTTGGGGGTCGGAGTGGTACACTGACCTTGAGACGAAAGCACCGAAGGAAAAGAAGAAAAAATGAACCGGTACGGAGCTAGCCAGTCACCGACGCAAACCGAACTCATCGAGCGATTCGTAGAGAATGCGCTCGAGCAGGTTTTCGTAGCGACTCCGGGAATCGTGCAATCGTATGATCCGGCGAAGCGGGTGGCGGATGTAAAGCCGGGGCTGAAACACACGACAGTCACGGCCGATGGCGAGGAGATCATCGAGTCCCTTCCTGTGATCCCGAACGTGCCCGTCGTCATGCCCCGGGCCGGAAAGTTTTTTATCCACCTACCTCTTGCGAAAGGCGATACTGTCCTACTCGTGTTCTGCGACCGCAGTATCGAAAAATTCATGTACTCGGCAGGCAAGGAAGTTGACCCGGTAGACCTCAGACTACATGACCTGAGCGACGCCGTGGCGATTCCCGGTTTCTACCCCGTGACCAAGCCGCTGACGGACGTTCTGACAGACGGCGCCGCGATCGGTAAGGAAAAAGGAACACAGGTTCGATTTAAGGATTCGACTGTGGAGGTCACTTCGAAAGGACTTCCGGCATCGACAGGCGGGTTCGTGGCGCTTGCGACCAAGCTCGCGCTCGCCTTCAATTCCCATACGCATACGTGCCCGTCCGGCGGCGGAACTTCTGGACCTCCTGTTCCGACGATGACCGCGGCCGGCGTCGGATCTAAGAATCTGAAGGCGGACTGACATGGATCTCAAACTCGACCCTTTCGGCGACCTGCTCATCGAGAACGACGACCTCGTGCTCGTAGACGGAATCGACGCCATTCGGCAAGACCTCGACGTGAGGCTAAAATTCTTTCAGGGCGAATGGTTCCTCGATACGCGGGTGGTCATGCCCTATTATCAGCGAATCCTCGGGGAGAAGCCGAGACTCCCAGCCGTAGCTGCTATCTTTCGAGAGGCCGTGCTACAGACACCGGGAATCGTCGGTGTCACGGACTTTGATATTCAGTTTGCAAGACCGACGAGACGGCTTACACTCTCGTTCAGGGCGCTTTCGACAGAAGGGCCATTCGACTACGTCAAAAGGAGTTCGTGCTATGAGTTACGGCCTGACACCTGAAGGATTTTTCAAGAAGTCGCTCGACGTTCTTCTTGACGAAATCAAAACCTCGCAGCGGGCGCTTATCTCCTCAAAGTTAAACCTGCTACAGTCATCCGTCCTCGGCCAGCTCAACGGCATCATCGGAGACAAGTTTCGGGAGATGTGGGATCTCGCCGAGGCCGTCTACCGAGCGTTTTATCCCGACTCTGCAAACGACGAATCCCTCGAGGGAGTCGCGGCAATTTCAGGAGCGGTACGACTGCATTCAACCCGAAGCCAAATTGCGCTTCGGCTGTTTCTTGACGACGGCGCGGACGTTCCGGCAGGTAGCGTCGTGAGCGTCGGAGATATCGGAGCCCGCTTTGTTACGAAAGCCAAGGTGAAGAACTCGCTCGGTTACGCTGCGACATTTGAAGTCGACGGTGAGTCTGAGGATTTTGGGCAGATCGTCGGAATCGCGCTGACCGTAGACACGATCAAGACACCGGTTCCCGGTTGGAATGCAAGAGCAGCGGAGACATGCTCGGTCGCAGGCGATTATATTCTTCCGGCTCCTGGCGGACACCCATCACTAAAAATCCGAATCGATGAAGGCGACGAGCAGACTCTTACCATCGCGGACGGCACGTACACAGCCGCTCAGATGGCCGACGCGCTGAATGACCTAGTAGAAGGCGCGACATTCTCGGCAGAAAACGGTTTCGTTCGCTTGACTAGCGACACGGAAGGAACGGGAAGCTCGGTCCAGATCACGTGGCCGACTGGCGGAGGCACTTCGAACCTGAATTATTATCTTCGATTTTTCGGCGATCTTGTGAAGGGGTTCAACGCGCTTGACGCCGAGCTCGGCCGCAACCTGGAGACGGATGTCGAGTTCCGAGCCCGGCGCGAGGGACTTTTGCAACTCAGCGGGTCGGCTACCGTAGAGGCTATCGCCTCGGAGATCCGCTCTGTTGACGGGGTAGAGCAAGTCACGATGCTTATAAACGACACCGACGCTACTGTCGACGGGCTTACACCGCACAGTTTCGAGGCGCTCGTAAAAGCTCCGGGGTCGGTGACGGATGAGTCGATCGCCCAGGCGATTTTCAATTCGAAGGCAGCAGGAATCAAAACCTGCGGGTCAGTTCTCGTGGTAGTCATGGACTCGATGGGCAGGACTCACGACATCCGTTTTTCACACCCGACGCCGGTTCCGATTTACATCTGGTTCACCGGGGTAGCAGGAGCTGATACGACTGCTGAGGAAAGGAACGCACTGGGCGACGCTGTCGTCGCCGCGCTCGTCACGCTCGGAGAAAGGCAAGCAGTCGGGCAGGAGGTTGTCGAACTTCGGTTCGAATCCGAACCTCTACAGATAGCAGGCATCCTCGACGTGACGGAGTTCGAAATTGACACCGTGTATCCGCCGACAGGCGAGGTCAATATTCTAATGACCGCGAGACAGATCGCGACGTTCGATGCGTCACGAATCGAATGGGAAGTAATCACGCCATGAGCATCGAAAAGAAAACGAACCACGTCGAGGAGGCGCTCGCGCGAAGAATCGAGCAATTCAAGCGCAAGCAGGTTTTCGGCGAAGTACTCGAGTCCTGGGTAGAGCAGATCCAGGCGCTTGAAGATGCGTTCGCCCAGCTTCTTTCAGATCGCTGGCTCGATACCGCCGAAGGCGTGCAGCTCGACGGACTAGGAAGCATCGTCGGCGAGCCTCGAGGAGTTCGCGAGGATGAAGAATATCTACTCGGGATCAAAGCCCGCATCATGGTCAATAAGAGCGAAGGCACAATCGAAGACCTGCTCGAGCTTTTGAAATTCGTATCGGGACTTGATGTAGAGTTAACCGAAATTTCTCCGGCGCGGATTCAGGTTACTATCATCGGAGTCGATACCTGGACCGCGACCGTCCTAAAAAAATATCTGCTTGAGGCGAAGGCGGCGGGCGTAGCCGTGGACTTTATCTACAGCACAACCGAAGGTGCGTTTCGTTTCGACAGCGGCCCAGGCTGGGACATCGGACACTGGGCGGAGGTTGTTTGATGGGTGCTACATTTTCAAAACCGGATAAAAGCGTTCATTGGGCCGATGGCGAAGGCAGCGTCGTAGCCGAGCCGAGTGAGGCAAAGAAAAGCGAAGGTTGGGACTTCGAGGAAGTTCCCCCTCGCACCTGGGAAAACTGGATGAAACGCTATTACGGTTTCTGGTTCGGTTTTCTGAACGAGCGCATGTCAGACGGCCCGACCGAAGGCGGAGGCGAGGCTCAAAATCAGTTCGTTATTACGGAGCCGCGAAATAAATATCCCGTGATGCGCTTCTCGTGCGGTGGCGGAACGACGACCGTGTTCGCGCTTCCTCCCGGTGACGGCGTGAAGCTTAGCTCGCTCGGAGCAACGGGGGCATACTACTGGGATCACGCGTATATCAAGACCGCACACGTTCAAAAACTCTTGAATGAGAACATGGCTTTCGCATTCTTGCAGCTCGGTTCAGATGTCACGGTAGACGGGGACGGACACAAAATCACGCCTGACACGGCAGTCGATGTCACGAACAGCACGAGCATCACCGTGGCCTCGGGAGAAATGAAAGCATCCGTGTCGGGGAAGTACCTAGTCACCTGTTCCTTCCAGGTCAGCACCACGTTAGCCGCGCTTGTGCATCTCAAAGCGACGCGACTTTATGATGAAGCCAGTTCGATTTTGCTGGCGGAAAAATTCATCAACCTTCCCGCCTCATCGGAACATGTCGTGGCTTTCTCATTTATACTCGACATGGCTCCGGTCGGAGGATTCGATACCAAACTCGTGTTCGAAGCCGACAAAGAGGATAACAATTACGTGGTCGAGTCCCACGGCGGAGACGGTACATCAAACATGACCGTGACCTTGATCCAGCAAAACACGTAGGAGGACGACATGCGAAACGTGAAAGACGAAACCCGGTTCTGCCTCATCATGCTCGCCGCGATGTTCTTGTGGGCCGCACGTGCGTTCGCAGGCGACGACCTCTCTGCTATCTCGAGGTCCGACGCCTGGGGCACGCTCGTGGAAATCCTGGCGCCGATTCTTACCGCGCTCGCGGGCTGGCTCACGTGGCGCTTTCAACAGTGGGTCGCGACGAAAACGAAAAACGAAAGCGTGCGACATGTCGCTTCGTATCTTTCGGACCTTGTTGAGATCGCCGTGAAAGCCGCGGAGCAGACTACCGTAAAAGCCATACGGACTAAGAACGGCGGGACGTTATCTGTGGAGGAAGGCAAGGCGATTGCGAATGAAACTCTACTCGCGGTTAAGGGCCACCTCGGCCAGACCGGAGCAGACGAGCTCTGCAAAATCCTCCGGCTACAGCCCGAGGCTGTCGATAAACTCATCGCAGCCAAAATCGAAGCCGCGGTACTCGAGGCCAAACAGAAATGACTCACGCCGCTCAAATGAGTGAAGCGCCTGTCGCTCTTACGAAAAAGGGAATCACGTTGAACTGGAAATTCATCATCGGCGCGGTAGCGGCCGTGCTTGCAGGCGGAGGCGGAACCGCAGCCGGAGTCAATTATTTTTCGGAGTGCAAAGCAGCTTCTCCGAAAATCGAGGCGCTACGGCAGGATAACGTGAAGATGCACGAGGAAGACCGCGCCGCGATATCCGAGCAGAGAAAGACGCTGAAGGTCGTAACCGCTATCACGGAGAAAGTTCTTGACGGCCAGAACCGGCAGGTCGCCCGAGAGGAAGCTCGACGTCTTACCGAAGGTATCAAGGAACGAGAAAGGCGAGAGCGGGAGTACGACCGCCTGTACGATCTCACGCTCGGGCGATTGCAGGAGAACAAGGAACCGTGCAGAAGCATTGACTGCCAGGAATAGCCGGGCGATACTCGGCGAAGAAAAGGAGAAACCACGATGGGAAGTTTTTGCGATTATCTCGAAGCAGCCGTTCTCGACCATATCTTCGGCCTCGCGTCCTACACCGCGCCGAACCCGATCTACGTCGGCCTGTCCTCGACTCTGCCGACAGACGCGGGGGGGAACATCACGGAGCCGGGAAGTAACTACGCTCGCGTGAGCAAAGCCAGCGGCTCGACGCACTGGCAGCGTTCGGGAAGTACGGTCGACAACAAGACCGCGGTCACGTTCGCCACGGCAGCGGCGTCATGGGGCACCGTGGGCTGGTTCTTCTTGTCGGACGCCGCGAGCGGCACGACGAACATTCTCGGCTGGGGTGCTCTATCGGCTTCGAAGACCATCGACGCGAGCGATACCGCCGAGTTCGCGGTTGGCGATCTGGACGTTTCGCTCGACTGATTTCTCCCGATGAGGTCGGGCGCTAATGGCCGCTGATTGGGAAATAGGCGACGGGAAAACTTACCCGACAGTCGCTCTCGCAGTAGCGGCCGCAAAAGCCGCGCTTTCACCCGCAGGAAATCTTACAGGCGCAGGTAGACAGCATTTCAAAGTCTATCCGAAGGCGGCTGGTTATCAGGAGTCCGTCGATTTCGCGACAGGATGGTCGGCCGCGAGCGCGGCCAATTTCCTCGAACTCGAAGGTATGGTGCCGGGCATCACGATTGATCTCGGAAACGCGGCCGTGGATAAGTGCATCCAAGCCACGTATTTCACGAAGATCCACGGACTCGACTTCACCGCAACCGCGCACAAAGCCGCCGTCACGAACTACGCGTACTACGGTCTGTACGCGAACGTGAAAATCTACGACTGCTCGTTCCATGACTTCGACGCAGATGCGAACAAAATCATGTACGGGCTGTACTCGCTGAACGACCCCGACTATTTTTGGAACCTGAAAATTTACAACATCGGCCTCGGCAGTAACGCCGGTTACGGCATCTACTCGGCGACGGGCGGACATGCAGCGACGCACAAGTTCCGCGCGAACTGCACGGTCTGGAATTGTAAGACGACGGGTATCTCGGGAGGTAACGTCAACTACGTCGATTACCAAAATATCTACTCGGGCGGGTCGGGTTCCGGCGTAGACTGGGCGAACCAAGCGGTCAACGTGAACGGCGTCATGGACTATAACACGACGAGCGACGCGACCGCGCCCGGCACGCATGCGCTCATCAACAAGGCTGGCGCGAATCAGTTCGTCGACCTCACTCTACATTCCGAAAACTTCCACCTCTTACAGACGGCCGACCTCAACCGCGCAGGTTTAGACGAATCGGCCACGTTCACGACCGACTACGACGGCAAGACCCGATACGCGTGGAATACTGGCGCGCTCGAATATTTTGGCTCCGAGCCGCTTGCAGGTGTGATCGCAGCTCAGTCTACCTTGGCAGGTTCCTTGAGCGTTAAGCGAAGAGTAGTTGGAACGATTTCGGCTGTGTCGCTTCTCGCCGGGTCGTTGTCGGCAAACCTTCCGATCTCGGGAGCGATTGCCGGGCAGTCCGCCGTAGAAGGCACGATGTCGGCACAAGTCCCGCTCGCGGGTACGGTCCAGGCGCAAGGTGGTCTGGTCGGAAGTTTGAGCGCGACCGTTCCGCTTGCGGGCTCGGTTCAAGCGGCCGGGGATCTGTCGGGAAGTCTAAGTGCGGCCGTGCCGCTTGCAGGAATACTAGAAGCGCGAAGTGCGCTCGACGCGACCGCTCGTGCAAAATGGGCGCTCGCCGGGAGCCTGTCGGCGCAATCTTCCCTTCATGGGAACATCACGGCGAACCCTGTCTTACGCGGAACTATTGACGCGACCTCGACTCTCGAGGGATCGATGCTCGCCGACGTACCGCTTGCGGGAGAAATGGCGGCACAGTCCGCGGTCACGGGTATCATGTCTGCATCGGTTCCGCTTGCAGGTTCTATCGCGAGCGTGAGCGATATCGAAGGCGAGGAGAAAACCAAGAAGCCACTTCTAGGCGCGGTGACGTCGGCCGGAAGTTTGGCCGGCGCGCTTTCGGCCTCGTTGCCTCTCTCCGGCGAAATCGCGGCGGAGTCCAGTCTCGAAGCCGCCCTCGAGGTCGTCGTATTTTTATCAGGCGAGTTGGCGGGGCAATCTGAGCTAACCGGGAAGCTGAAGGCCGAAGCTCCGCTCGCGGGTTCGATAGAAGCTCATGGAGAAATCGCAGACGCGACCTTGAATACCGCGCGACTTCTTGCCGGTAGTATTTCTTCGGCTTCGCTAGTCGAAGGACACCTTCAAATAAAAGGAGAATCTGAGTCCGTGCGGTGCCAGGGGCGTATCGTTGCGAAAAACAGTTGGAGCGGCCACGCTTCGGCGCTAAACTCGTGGAAAGGCAGAATTATAAAATGAACTGCGGCAAAGCCCAGATATCAATTCCGACTGTAGACCTTACGCCTTCGGTCGAAGACATCGAGATCCAACGCTGGTCGAGAGAAACTTTCGAGGCGATCCTGACCAACGGCCGAACGCCGATCGACATCTCGACGGACATCGTTCGATTCACGGTGAAGGATTCCTCCGGGCAAGTGAAACTCCAGAAGTCGAACGGGCCGGGTTCCCACTTCGACCCTGAGAACGGCTGTACGGTTTTCGTGATCGGAGAGGACGATCTATCCGACCCGAATGAGGAGTTCGAGTGGCAGTTCGAGATCCGTCGCATCGATCTCCTGGCCCATGAGTTCGTGCACATCGCAGGGAATTTTACGGTCAAGCCCGGGGTTGGTGACTGACCATGACCCAGAAAAAACACATCACGTATTTGGTTCGCGGCGACACGGCCCCGGACCTGCGAGTTCGCTTCCTGGGGTTGGACCTCACGGACTACGACTCCATCAGCATCAACGTCGAGCGCGATGACGGCGCCAGATTCTCACGGCCGGTTGTGGTAGACGCGAATGACCATGAGTGCGGGCTCGTAGCGTGGGAAGTAGGTGACCTCGTGACTGGAGATCATGAGGCCGAGTTCGAATTTTTTCAGGGAGCGAAACGATCTACCCTGCCCAATAAAGCGCCGGTCGAGCTCCGCGTTCGAAGGGATCTCCGATGACCGTTTCCCTCGAAGGCGAAATCGAAACGACAAGCGACCTCGACGGAGAGATTCGACGGGTAGCATACGTCGACTTCGAACTCGAGCCGGACTACCCCGAACTCGTCATCATAGGAAAGGAGCGAGTCGAATGAAACGCGTCGCAGTATTCGTTTCATCGAAAAACTCACCGGGCATGAATGATGCTCAAGGAGCTTTCATCCCGGAGGCGCAGCGATTCGTGCGGCTACACGGGATTCCGAATGAACTCGTGTTCCCAATACCGGTGGTAGATATTCCTTTTGCGAAACGTCGGCCGCGGGTGGCCGAGCATCTGAAAACGGCCGGTCAACTTGACGGTATGGCGTTTTTTTGCCACGGCTGGCAGGACGGGATGCAGTTCGGCTTCACGCGTGCCACGGTTCCGATTCTGGTGGACTCGCTCGTTACTCCGGCCCCGCTATTCCACGTAGCCATCTACGGATGTCTTACGGCGGAAAATGACGTGGTCGATGGCAACGTGCTCACCGTGGGCCCCGGCACGGATGGCGGCTTCGCGGATATTCTTCGGGACGAGCTCTGTCGCAAGAATTTTTCTGGATGGGTAGACGCACACAAGACGGCCGGCCGCGCGGCGGCCAACCCGTTCGTCGTGCGCTTTCGCACCGAAGATGTCGAGGACCGAAAGATCGGTGGCGTCGGCGGCGACTGGATCGTGTGTCCGGGGTCGTCGGTCTGGAAGAGATGGAAGGCCGCGCTTGCCGCTGAGAAGAACGGGACCCGCTTCTTGTTTCCGTTCATGACTTCATCCGAGGTCAAGCTGTCGCTGGAGGCATGACCATGGGAAACGTGTTCGCCACTCTCGCCTTCAAAGTTTTTGAAACGATGTGGGCGGTCTACGCCAGGACGCACGGGAAGAAGGAGAAGTCTAAGGTCGAGCGCGACCTAGAGGCGCTCCTAAAAAAACAAAACAAGCTCATCGAGGACGCAAAGAAATACTGCGCGTACATCGAGGACAAGCTCCGCTCGACCGAGGCGAAGCTCCGCGAGGCGGAGGAGAACTCCGCGCGGAAGGACGCCCTCGTCGAGAAGCTGACCGGACCGAGACCCCTCGACCCGAACCCCTACTGACGCGAGATTTTGTCGAGCCACCTCACGAGCCCGAGGCGGTCCTTGACGACCCACTTCGCCCGATCGCTCGAAGGCCAACAGGTCCTTCCGGTCGCGTATCTGGCGACGGCTCCCTCCCAGGTCCGACAGCGCCCGAACTCCGCCGCGAGGCAGGTCGCCGCACAATACGCGGACCCGACGACCGTCGCGCGGTCGCATCTCGGCTCCGTCTTTTCCATGAGCTTGAGCGTCCCGGGAGCGAGTTGAAACATCGTCTCCTCCCCGAGTTCTCCGACGCCTCCGGAGACGAGGGAGCCCTCGCGGAAGGCGATGGCGACGAGGAGGAATGCGGGGACGTCCTTCGCCTCCGCCGCTTCCGAGACCGCCCTCGCGAACACTTCGAGGTCGACGTCGCTCGCGAGCAGAGGATGAGCGGGGCGAGCCCCGATGCCATGCTTCGGAACGCCTTCCCGGAGGAGCTTTACCACGCCAGAGCGGACGCGCTCCGGAGGGACCGTCGAGGGTCCCGGATAAGCCGCGAGGAGCCCCGCGGCGAGGACTATCGAAAACAGTCTCATTTTGACCTCCTTTTGCGAAAGAGGCCCTCCCGAGAACTATATCGCGAGCCCGAGACCGTCGGGGGGAACGGTCGAGGGGCGAGCACGAGGGAGGACGTCGGGAGGGCCTCGGGGAATAGTCTACAGGAGAGCCACTCCGGTTGTCTACCAGAAGCGCCCCGGAGCCCCGAGGACGGTCTCCCGGGTCCGTCCCGGGACCCTAACCCTCCCGCCTCCCCGCGTCGGCTCCCGGGGCTTCTGCTGCCGGCAGAACCGTGACAGGTTCCGGACGCGTAGGAGGCCCGCCAGAGGCCCGGAGGGTCGGGACGGTCGAAGGTGCGGGGAAGACCGAGAAAAGCCCCTCCCGGGGCGCTCGGAGAGCCTCGGGAGGGTTCGGAGGGGGACGGTCGAGGACTACCAGACCTTGGACTTCTTCGAGGAGGGGTCGGGGGTCGCTCCGGGACCCTCGATTGTGTACTTCGTCGGGCGACGGAAGTCGACGGGGCGGACGTCGTATCCTCTCTGAACGAGCAGGTCGAGATAACGATACACCGTCCGACGGCAGAGCCCCGTAAGGACGGAAAGCTCGTCCGGGGTCGACGGACGTTGGGCGAGGGAGAGGCGCATCCGGAGGAGCATATCCTCCTTTATTTTCGGACCGCGTATCATGACGACCTCCGCGTCCGGACTTGCGCGGTCTCCCACGCTCTCCAGCCCGGGATTTTCGGGTCGGACCCGCCCGCCTCGGTCACGGCGAGGAGCTTCTTGACGTCGGGGGAGAGGAACTCCCGCGGGATGAGGGAGGCGTCGACGACCTCGCCCGTCCATACCATCTTGACCCCGACCCCGTCGACCTTCGGGACGTCGAGAAGCTCGGCTCGTTCGATGAGCCGCTCCGCCTTCGCGGGGTTCGACTCCGAGGCTCTCCCCGCTTCTGCCAGCATCTTCGACCGCTCCCGCTCCGCCTCGACATGGAACTTCCCGATCTTCTCCTTCACGGTCGCCTCCGCCCGCTTTAGGGCGTCGAGGAGGGGCTTAAAGGTCGCGTTTATGTCTTTGACGACTCGGTTCAGCGGGTCCACCCAGGACCGCCTCTTCCCGTCGAGCGCGTCGTGCCGCGCGGCGATCTCCCGGAGGAGGCCCGCCGCGAAGTCGAGGTCGGTCGCCTTCCGGATCGCGAGCGCGTCGAGTTGCTCGACGAGGCCCTCGTCCTCGCGACTCTGCTCCGCTGTGAACGACGAGACCTCCGCGGAGGAAGGGATCGTCGCCAACTTCTTTTGTTCCTTCTTCGTCATGGTTTACCTCCTGGCATAGAGCGACTCGACCTCGCGTCGAATCAGATAAATGACCAAGTCCTTTTCGTGCATCGCGATCGAGTCGTAGTGGTCGCGAATAGCGGACTCGATCGTCGCGATCTCTGCTTCGACTTCCGCGGAAGTCATCTTCATCACCTTCCGGACGGAGTCGAGGGCCTCTTCTCGGTTCTTCATGAGCGTCACGGTCTACCTCCTATGCCGCGACCGGGACGACGTCGAGGATCTTCGCCGCCTGCCGCTCGAACGCGACGCGCTCGTCCCCGAACTTTATCTCGTGGGCGAGGCTCGTCGCGGCGTTGACTAAGTTCCATGCGGAGCGCGCGTCCCCGGGCTCCTCCTCCGCCTTCTCCGCGATGGCGGTCGATTGCGTCGCTGTGAATCCGCGAGCGCGGAGCCACGCGGAGACGTCCTTCTTCGAGTCCCCGATCTGCTTCTCCTGCGCGGAGCGGATCGCCGCGACGTCGTCGACGGTCGACGCGGTCACGTAGCGTTCGAGCGCGGGCTTCGCCTCGACCATGAACCGCATCGGGCCTCCGGACGTGTGGCGGATCTTCAAGTGCTTCTCGCTCTGCAGGCCCCAAATGATCCGGTTGTCATAAATGAAGCGATACAAAAAGAACCAGAAGTCGAACGCTGCCGCGCAGGTCTCCGAGTTCCTAGCGATGAAGCCCCGGAACAAGGTCTCGTTCCCGTTATTCCCCGGGACCTCGATCGGGTGCGAGTCGTCGACGAGGGCGACGAAACAATCCCGATCCGAGGCGTAAAGCGTCGTAGACTTCTTCGGGTCCTTCGCCGCGTACGACGACGCGGGGACCTTCCACGTCCCGAGGTCGACGTTCCGGAGGATCGCCCCGGACATCTCCGCGTCCCAAATGCGCCCGTAAGAGGGCGACGTGACCGCGGAGATCGTCGCCTTCTCCGCGACATACTTCTCCATCACGGGCCTCCGGACGAGGAGCTTCGCGTCCCGATCCTCCGCCAAGTTCTCCATCGACCATTGGAGCGGGATCGTCGCCAACTCGCTCGGGAGCGTCCGGAGGTATCCCGCGGGAGCGTGGACGCGGGAGCAGAGTTGCCCGAAGCTCCAGTTCGAGAGCTTCCCCTCGTTCCCCTCCGGAGTCCGGAGGACGATCCCGTGCTCGTCGCTCGGCAGAACTCGGAGATGCTCGATCGCCGCGTCGGAGACGAGCGATCGGTTCTGCTTCGCGACGTTGTAGTCGTGAAGCTCATCGACCGACAAAAACCGTTGATCCTCGGGCCTCGTAGCCCATTCGTGCGAAATCATACCGCTTTGCATCAGAGTCCTCCTTCGTTATTCCCGACGACCTTCGTCGGGGTTCGTTTCTTCTCGTTCGCTTCCGACCTCGCGACGCTCCGGGCTCTCGCTCGGAGCAGATGGGCGATCGTCGCCCTCCGCGCGAAGACGAGGTCGCGCTCCCCGCGCTTCCACACCTCGAAAAACACGCCCCCGAAGCTCGACGTCGACTGTCCGGTCGCGTCCCGGAACCATCCCGGGAGGAGGTCGGGCTCGAACCCGTTCCTCGCGAGCGACCTCCGGAACTCCCTCTCGCTCATCTCACGCACCGGCCCCTCCTTCCATCTCCCTCTGGAATTGGGCGACGCTCCGGAACGCGTTCGCCAGAGTTCCGCGGAAGACCCGCTTCGCGAAATACTTCCCGCAGGACCCGTCCCCGATCGCCATCGTTATAACCCACTCGCGGGTGCCGGCATTAACGCGGTATCCAAAAAGCTCGACGTGGTTCCTCCCCTTCGCCGCGACCCGCGTCCTCGTCCTCGCCGCCTCCGCCCCGTCGACCGGACGCGGGAACACGAGAACGACTCCGCCTTCTTTGGTTCGCTTCGTCATCGTCCGACCTCCTTCTCCGCGAAGGCGAGCCTCTGACCTTCGAGCGTCTCCATCCCGATCTTGCGCGCGATCGACTCGCACTCGTAACAGCGTATCCGACCGACCCATTGCGCGGTCCGGTTCGCGAAGAACGACCGCATCGTCGGAGCCTTCCCCCGGTTCGCACGTCTCCGCGAGATGCTTCCGCTCCGCCGCGGTCAGCTTCTTCAGCCACTTCGCCTCGTTTCTCCTCGTCATCGTCCGTCCTCCTTCGTTTCTCGCCTCATCCTCCGTCCCCGAGACTATCTCGGGAGCAGAGCGCGGGGCGAGAGCCCCACGAGAATCAAAAGATCCCGAGTTCGTCGACCGTATGCTCCCGGATCGCATCTTCGAGAATCTTCACGAGGGCGAGCGCGCTCCGCTCGTCTTTCGCGTGGAGGTCGATCCGCTCCCCGAACTCGTCGAGGATATAGACATTAAAACCCTGGCTTCCGTCCGACAGCGCGACCGTCTTCGGGAAGACACTCAAATCGCAACCGTGATCGTTTTTTCTGGCGTTCATGGCTTTACTCCTTCGACCCTTCGGGGTCTGTTTTGGGTTCGTTCGCTTCGGGCTTTCCCTCGACCGCGTCGATTATGGCGTCGAGTTCGAGGGAGGCGCGGACTTCTTCTTGCCGAGCGAGGGCGAGGTCGCTCTCCGCCTCCCATAGGACCGCGCTCGCCTTCTGCAGCGCCTTCGTCATTATCGCGTCCGCCTTCTTCTGCTCGTTCGTTTTTTGGTCGTCATGGTCATCCTCCTTCTGGTTAAAAGCCCTTGGAAAACAGATACGCGATCCCGTCTCTCTGTACGTTCGAGAGCGAGTTCCAATCACACATAGAGATCCGATAAACTAACGCGGCCCAAACGGGGCTCCTCATGCTCCGGTCTTTCCGGAAGAGCTTCCTCCGCTCGTCCTCGCGTATCGCGTTCCAACGCGTCTCGTCGTCGGGCGAACACGTAGGATTTACGCGGTTGCAGAAGCTCGAAAAGAAGCGGACCCTCGAAGTCGTTATTTTCTCGTTTTTCATCTTTGATTTCCTCCTTAAGAAAATCTCATCACAGTATGCCTAATTAGTCCAATAAAAAGCGTCATACCATGACGATTTTTTAACTATCTGAAATAACTAGATTTTCCTTGATTCTAGGACAGGCGGTCGAGGGCTCGGAGGGCGATCCCTATGGCGTCGACGACGTCGAGTCGGAACTTCTTCGAGAGCCCGAGCATGTGGACGCGCTCCCGCTCCGCGACGTCGAGCGAGAGGAGAATCCGGTCGCCCATGACGTCCTTGGGGACCGTCCCCTTCCACTCCCTCGGGAGGACGAGTTCGACCCTCGATTCTCGGAGCGCATGTCGCAGAGCCCCGACCGTCATCGCGACGTCGACGAGGTCGTTCGGGTCGCCCTTCCAACGGCTCTGCACGTAGATTTGAGGGCGCTCGATGACGACGCGGAGGCGGGTCCCGAAGGCGAGCGCGGCTCGGGCGAACGCCCCGATGGTCTGCTCGGAGTTCCTCCCGCAGGATTCGAGCTTCCCGTCCCGGAAGAGGGCCCACGCGAAGCCCGACTTCCCGGGGTCGACCCCGAGGACGAAGTCGCCCGTCGTCGTCTTCCACTCGCTCGTCGCCGCGACCGACGCGACGACCTCCTCGACGCGGTCGAGTGTCGCGAGGACGTTCTTCCTATGCTTTATCACGCAGCCTCCTTCCACGGGACGAGCCTCCCGTCTTCGTCGAAGACGGGCTTCGCCTTCTTCGACCACCTATCCGCCAGCATTGGCGAGCACCGTGCGGGGACGTCCGGACATACCTCTTCCATCGCCTCTTCCATAGTCAACGCGAGTTCGAGCGCGGCATCGTTCGCGCTCTCGACGGGAGCTTCGATCCCGATCTCGTCGTGAAGGAACAAAACGACATGCGAGCCTGCGAGCCCGCCCTCCCCGAGCCGGCACTTCTTGACGACCTGGAAGAGGGCGTTCTTCGAGGCGTCCGCGGCGAGCCCCTGGAAGAACGTATTCGCGGCGGACGTGAAGTCGCATCCTCCTCGGAGCCTCCCGGAGACGAGTTGCCGGATCGTTCCATATCCGGATTTAATTAAGCCCTTAACCGTCGAAAAATAGGTTTGCATCTCGGGCCACTGCACCTCCCAACCCCGTCGAAGTTCGTGGGCGTCCCGGAGGGAGACGTCGAGCCCGTCCTTCCGACATTTTCGGACGAACGTCTCGGGAGCCATGCCGACGGGGAACCCGAAGTTCGCCGCCTTGCACCTCTGGCGAACCTTCCCGAACTCGGGGTCGCCCGCCCGCTTCCGCGCGAGCCCCTCCTCGTACGAGATCCGGAGGACCTGCGAGGCAAAGAGGGTGTGAGGGTCGAAGTCGGGGTCGCTCGCGTATCGGTCCGCGAGGACGGACTTCCCGCAGAGGAACTTGCAGACCTGGGCGAGCGTCCGAAGCTCCTGCGAGTCGAAGTCCGCGAACGCGAAGACGTATCCCTCCCGCGGGACGACGCACTCGCGAACCCCTCCGACTCGCGGGAGGTTCTGCAGGTTCGGCTTGAAGCTCGACGTCCTCCCCGAGTTCACTAGGGTTATGAAGCCCGCGTGGATCGGTCCCGCTCCGCGCTCCGCTATCGGTTCGAGGTACGTCCCGACGAGCTTCGTCAGGAGTTGATGTCGGGAGTATGCTCGAAGCGCGGGATGGTCGCACTCCGCGACGACCTCCGCGTCGGTCCGGATCTGACCCTGCGGATGCTTCGCGCTCGGAGAGGTTCGAGGAGGGTCTCCCGGGAAGGACGCCTCGACGAGTTCCTTTACCGCCTTCATGTTTCGGGTCGTCTTCCCGGGATGAAAAAGATTATGCGCGCGAACCTCCGTCTCCGCGTCCGCCAGCATCGTGCGTGCCTGTCGAAGCTCGACCTCGACGCGTCGCTCGTCGAGGACGACGCCTCGGTTCGAGACTACTCGGAGGGCGAACGCGCTCGCGGTCTGGCGGGCGGACTCGCCCTCGAAGTCGTTATATCTGAGAGCCTTCGCGTCCTCGATCTGCCGTTCGAATAGTAGCCTCGCCCACTTCGCGTCATCTTTGGCGTACGAGACCGCCTCGGAGGGCCACTCCTCGACGGGAGTCCCTTCGAGCTTCTCGAAGCCAACCTGCCAGGACTTGTCGACCTCGACGTCGAACCGATCGCGGACGAGCGCCTTCAGCGAGTAGTCGTCTCGACCCGTTCCTCGGGCGACGTCGAGGAGGCGCTCGCGGGTCTCCGTGCAGTGGACGCGCCCCGCTTCGAGGGCTCGGAAGACCTCCTCCCGGGCGCTCGGGACGTTCTCCTCGACGCACGCCAGATCGAAGCCCGCGTTATGGAACGCGAGGGAGCAGACGTCGAGGCGGGAGAGTTCGAGGAGCTTCGGGAAGAGGATCGGGACCATATCCCCGCGGACGAGTTCGTCCTCCGCTCCCTGCATAGACCGGGACCCGCAGATCGGAACGGGAGCCATGCTCCCGGGTCGGAAGAGGCGGGTCTCCAGGTCGAGCCCGAGGACGGTCACTTCGCCCGCCCCGCTCGCGTCGCTTCAAGGAGGAGGGCGTCGAAGTCGCCCGCCCAAGTCCTCGTCCCGTTCTTCCCGGGCGCTCCATTCGGGACGTCGCACCAGACCGTAACATCCCGCCCGTTCTTCTCGACCCGGACCTTCGAGGGCTTGAGGTTATACTTCGTAAACCGTTCGAGGACGAACTTCTCGACGAGCGCCCGCTCCCGCTTCGACCATCTAGGCATCGACCTTCTCCTTCTTGACCATCTTCCCCGAGCCTTTGAGGGAGACCGACTTCCCCGCTCCCGTCATGCGGTCGACCATCTTCCGCTTCTCCTCGTCTTTATCGTGGTTTATGATTTCCGCTTTTTCTTGGAACGATAGGTCCGCCTGCCTCTCCGTCGCGGTCATGGTTCGAGAGCGGAGGACCTCCTTCGTATCGAGGCGGACGACCCTGACCTCGTTCTTCGAGAAGTCCATCTCGACCGCGCACTCCGTGTCCCGATACTCGTATCCGGACACCACGGCGAGCGCGAGCGCCTTCGTCTCGTTCGCGAGGCGGTCCACGTCGCTTTTTATCCGCGAGCAAATCTCCTTTTTCTGCTCGCGGAGCCCGTCGATCTCGCCCATCTTACGGGCGAGGGAGTCCGCCTTCTCGCGGGTCTCGTCCCGGGTCAAAATATGCTTGCACTTCTCGATCGTCGTCGTCATCTCGTCCTCCTTTTTTGTTCTTTGTTTTTTTCGCTCGGTCGGGAAGCAGACCCCGACCTCGACCTCTTCTTCGAGTATCTTCGCGACGACCTCGCGGTCGAGCCCGAGCGCCTCCGCGATCGGTATCGCTCCCTGCGGGATCGGGTTCCCCGTCTTCCATAGACGCTCGCGTCGTTCCCACTCGCGGAGAACTCGCGCGACGAGCGTCTCCGAGGGTGTCCGATGGTTCGGTCCGATCATCGCCGCTCCTTCCGCATCTCCGTGTGTTAGGTTTCGTTAGGTGCGTTAGAACGAGATGCAACAGAGGCCTCGGCGCGCGTGATGACATCGCCGTAGTCGAATTCCTCCACTTTTATTCCAACGGATTCAGTCCATTTCTTGAAGTTCGCTGTCGCCTCTTTTTTGTCCTTTCCTCCGGCGACAACCGTTCCTTCAATCGTCGAAACCACCCAACTGTATGGACCGACATACCGTCTTTGGATTCTGAAATTCATCTTTCGAATCCACTTCGCTAATTCAAACGTGACATGCCGTGCGTCGAGGAGTTCGGCGCGGAGCTGTTTAATATCCCGCTCATTCGTTCGTATTACAAAGTCTTTTATCTGGCAATTATCGCAAGCCATCACTCACCGTCCCTTCGGGGCGCGGGCGGAAACAGCCGGTCGGCTTCGGCCAATTCATTTTCAAAAAACACCGCGTCCGCTTCGCCATTTTGGATTGCAACACGCACTGCTGCCTGTAACCCGTCCAAAACAGTCATCGCCTCATCCCTCTCCCGCCGCGTCTTCTCATGCGCGGCTTGCTCGTCGACGAATGCAATGCAGAGATACAATAACTGATTTCGTGCGGCTTCATACAAAGCAGGATTTGTTTCATGCAGTTCAAGCAATGCCTTGTCAATCACATTAGTCAAATCCATTTGATCCATCACTCACCGTCCTTCTTCGCCGGGTAGGCGAGGGCTTTGTCACGCGCCGCGACTTCTTTCGGTGTTAACTTCTCATAGGGTAAACAATGGCTCACAACATTTGCCATTGTCTGCGCCGTCGCCTGCGCGTCGAGGAGTTCGGCGCGGAGTTTTTCCATCATAATTTCGCACCAGCAAACAGGAGCGAACTTCAGTTTGCACGCGGGGCATTCCCACCATCCCGTAGTAGACCCGTCCTCGTTTTGTTTCGTCGTCCATTTGATTGACAGATGTGCGCACAACTCGTCCATCTCACTCACCGTCCTTTCCCAAAACCGCTTCACGCGCGCTTTCTCGTATTCTGTTTGAAATTTGAAGTCGATCTATGTGCTGCGCAAATACCTCGCACAACAAATCTGCGACCGTGTTCGGGTGCATCTTCGCCGCGAGCCGCTTGAAGCACTCGTGCTTCGCGTCCGTCAATTCCGCCACGCTGAACGGTTCCCCGTTGATAGCGGTTATTTCTCCTAGATTTCTTTGCCCGAGCGGACAGATCCGCGCGACGTCGTATCCGCAGGTCGAGCAGACGAGCGAGACCTTCGTCGGGTCGTAATTTTTTTCGGTCATCTTCTTCTCCTCCTCGGGACGCGCCCCGGGAGTCGGACCCGGGAGGACGAACCGTCGCGCGTCGCTTTTTTGGTTAGAGGCCCGCCTTCTTCCGCAGTTCCTTCGCCTGCTTCTGCACCTCCTCGGTCACGGGCTGCCAGTTGTGCTTCGAGAACTCTCCGCCCGACTTCGTCTCCGTCAAGACGACCTGGAGGCGGACGATCTTCCCGTTCAGCGGGTTCTCCGCGCTCAAGACTTCCTCGATAACGTCGTCGTCGACGTCGTCAGCGGGACAGGACAGAGCCGCGGCGACGAACGACTTGATGTTCCCCGGAGCCGCGTCCTGCGCGGTATTGAACACCCAGGAGCACCGCGCTCCCGCGGGGCGCTCGGGGTTCGACGACTCTAGGTTGTCGCCCTCGACGACGAAGAAGTCGGCGCCTTTCCGTCCCTCGTGGACCTTCACAACGTCGATCTGTACGAGGTATTTCCCGGGCTCCCAATAGACGCCTCCGCTCGAAGGCTTCGCCGCTGCCACTCTCTTCGCCAAGTCCTTATACATTCCCATTTTTTCCTCTGCTTCCTCGCCCTCTCGGGCGACTAATCGCCTCCGCGAAATTGCGGAGAGCGTTTTTTCCTACGCCAAAAAATCGATCACTTGCGTCATCCGAGGTTCTCCTTCTCCGCGAACCAAGTCGCGAGGACGACGGAGCGGTCGAACTCCTCGACGATGACCGACTTCGGAACCCACTGCCGGCGTCCGAGGAGCCCGGGCTCGATCTGGAATAGGAGGGCCTTCTCGGTCTCCCGGAGAATCCCGAAGTGTCGGACCTCGACTCCCTCGTCCTCGTCGAAATCAGGCTCCGAAGAAAATGAAGATTCCCGCGCGTATGTTCGATTTCTCCTCATCGCTCCTCCTCTCCCTTAGAGTAGTTGATCCCGGAGACCGTAAGCTCCAGGAGCACTCTCATCGCTTTCTCGTCCCGGGAGACCCGGAGGAGATCGGTCGGGCGGATCATCGCGACCTGCTCGTCCGAGACCCATATCTTCCCACCGCACTCCGCGACGATCGCCATAAGAGCCGCACGCAGGTTCGAGTTTTCGAGCGCGAGGTCGCGCTTCCGGTCGCCTTCGCAGATCGCACACTTCCCGCCGCAGTCGCAGTATCCTTCGTCGTTCATCGTCAACCTCCTATCGCGACATCAGCATAAAGGAGCTTCTGTCGCGCTCCGATCGTTTGCTCGATGTATCTCGCCTCGGAGACCGCGCTCGCGAAGCTCTCCCTCTGCTCGGGAGTATAGGAGAACGCCTCGACGACGACCTCGTCCGCCCGCTGTCCGGGTCGATGCGTCCTCCCGAGCATCTGCTCCCATCGCTTCCCGCTCGACGGAGGGGACACGACGAGGTTCCGAAAATACCGTTGGAGGTTCTTCCCCTCCGAGTGCGCGACGATCGACGCGATGATCGGTCCCGTCGCGTCGAGGATCTCCGCGGAGGCCCGAGGACCTCCTCCGAAGTATCGAACCCCGGAGAGGCGGGAGAGTTCCTTCCCGAACTCGACGTGCTCGACCCAACAGATCCCGCCAACCTCCGCGAGCCACGCGGTCGCCGCTTCGAGGGCGAACTCCGAGACCCACTCCGCGACGGTCCGGGGCTCGAACGTGTCGCGGATCTCCGCCCACCTGTTCCACTCCAACGACTTATCAGGGTCCGCCGCGCACTCGTTCCAGACCATCAACTCCGAGTCGAGCCCGCGGCGATTATGGCGGAGGGTCTCCCGGACGTACGACTTCCACTCCCTCCGGGCTTCGAGCCACTTCTTCGGAGGATACGGCTCCCAACGATACCAGAACCCGAGAGCGAGTTCTCGGGCGTGTCGCCAGAGGTCGACCGCCTCGACGATCGGGTCTCCGTTCGGGGTCTCCCAAAACTTCCGGAGGTCCGAGAGCGCGGAGAGGACCTCGGGCGGAGGGAGCAGATCGAACGGCAGAATCCGGAGGCTCGTCCCGAGTTCCTCCTCCGATGTCGCGACGACCCCGGGAGACTCGACGAGCCTCCGACGGTATCCCGATCGGACGTCTTCGCCAGCATCGACAAGGACCTGCAGGGCTCCGGGGCGGAGCCTCTTCCAATCCTCGACCTCGTCGTCGATCGCGTCCGCCCAATCCTGAAGCTCCCGCCAATGCCTCGGGAGCGGGGCTCTCATCGGTCCTAAAGCCCACATCAACAGCCTCCAATAGTCCCGCAAGGACCTCCTCGTTATCGTCCCGGAGAGCGCGACGACCCGCGTCCCGGGGTTCTCGGAGAGGTATCTCCGGAGGCGACGGGTCCTCGCCGCGGCATCGTTCTTCACGTTGTGCGCCTCGTCGAGGACGATGAGGTCGGGGCGGATCTCATCTAGCAGGTCTTTACGGCTCGCGAGGCTCAGTTCCGAGTAACCGACGACCCGGAGGTCCGGATGTAACTTCCAATGCCTCCTCATGTCAGGTAGCACCTTGAGGCGGGTCTGCTCCCGAAGCTGTGCGGGGACGAATAGGACGGGGCGTTCCGCTCCCATCACAACCGGGGCGAGGAGCGAGACGAGGGCCTTCCCCCTCCCGACCGCCACCGGAGCGAACAGTCCGCCGCAGTCGTGACAGTCCGCGAGTGCGGCCGCTTGCACGGGCCATAGTCGCATCGACCCTCCGGGAGCCCGCAACTCCTCGGTCAAAAGCTCCGCAAGTTCCGAGGCGCTCCCCTCCCACGACCTCCGCGGGAGCGCGGCGACCCGGAGCAACTCCGACGTCCTCGGGACCGCTCGTCCCGGACGAGCCTCGGGCTCGGTCTGTCTAGCGGCTCTCCGCATCTCGCTCCTTCGGTTCCTCGAACCCGACCTCGACGGGATAGTTCGTCAGCTTCTCGTCGCAGATCGGACACTTGTCCGGAGCTTCTTCGAGGCGGGCGACGAGGACATAAAACCCGCAGCCGAGACACTCGACTCCGACCTTCGTCCACTTCGTATTAAGAGACGGCACGGACCACCTCCCTCGACTTCCGAATGAGCAGGTCGAGCAGAGCGCAACCGACCGACGACTTCGAGTCGACCGCGACCTCGATCCCGCGAACTAGGTCGATCGTCAATCCGTCGAGCCACTCCTCGAAGGCCACTTCGAGCGCGCCCTTCCCGCCTCCGAACTCAACGTGCGACCAATGCTCGACCCCGTTCGCCTTCGCAACCTTCCGCGCGACCTCGACCGCGAGGTCCTCGACCCGGGAGACGGTCTTCCGGAGCGGGACGCAGTTCACGTATAGGACCGCGATCGGAATGGTCCCGAGCGACTCGGGGACGTTCGCGCAACGGCAATTCGGATGCGCGGTCGGAGCGGGCTCCTCGAAGGTCGGCTCGGGGAGTTCCTTCTTCTCGGGCTCCTTCTTCTCGACCTTCTTCTTCGCCTCCGCCTTCTTCTCGACCTCCTTCTTCGGGGCTTCCGACTCGTCCTTCGACTCGCGACGCCTCTCCTCGATCTTCCGCAGAGCCGACGATTTTTTCTCCTTCGGCTCCGCCTCTCGCTCCTCTGGCTTCTCCGCCTTCGGAACGCTCTCCGCGGCTCTCGCCGCCTTCCTCTTCTCCCTCAACTCGTCGAGCAACGTCATCTCTTCCTCCTTCGTTTTATGCTCCCGCACGGGGAGCGGTTTATCGATCTTTCCGACCTCGACAGCTTGTTCGGAGTACTGGCGGACTCGCGCAGCGGTCCGACTCGCGGGGGTCGACTCGCAGAGGTCCGCGAACGGGCAACCGCCATACGCTCCGCAAGATGTCAGACAAGGCGGGACCTCCTTCGCGGGCTTCCCCTCGTCGACGATCTTTTGCATCTCGTCGACTACGGAGAGGATCGGTCCCATCTGCTCCTCGACCTCCTCAGGGGTTCGGCAGATCCGAACCATGCGAACGCCTGCCGCCTTCTTCGGTCGCTCGTCCTTCTTCCCGGTCGAGAAGTAATAGATCCAGCGGTTCTCGATCTGCTCCGAGTCCGGATACATGAGGAGGACCGCGAACGAATAGATGATCGCTTGAACGTCCCGGACGAGTCCGCTCTCGTCCATCGCGAACTTAGGGTCCGATCGGAACTTATGGTCGACGACGACCGGACGGGGCTCGGGGAGCGGAGGCGGGACGACGCAGTCAAAAATCCCCGTAAACTTGTGCTTCGCCCCGCTCTCCCGCTCGACCTCGAACGCGAACTCGCTCTCGACGAGGAGAGGGTTCGCGAAGTTCGGACCGCGAGGCGTCGGCAAGACCCCGGGCTTAATCGCCTTCTGTATTATGGCGAGGATGTCCGCGGCGACCTTCGTCGGGTCGAGCGCCCCGGTCGTCAGCCACGTCTTAATCGCCTCGTGTCCCTCCTTCCCGAACTCTGCCGCGGTCGTCGTCCCGGGAGGGAGCCCGTCGATCTTCTCGAACGCCCACTTCCTCCGACAGAGGAGGAACTTCTCGACCTGACTCGCGCTGACTCTCATTTCTTTGTCCTCTCGTTTACGAAAAGTTCCTCGTTTAACCTTTCCAGATCGGAGACCCGCTCCTCGAAGTCGTCGTCGAGAGCCTCTCCGCAACGTAAGCAGAACGTAACGCGCTGACCGCAGGGATACGGCTCGCGGAGGTCGTCGACGTCCGCGGAGAGCCCGCAGGCGGAGCGACCCTTCTCCGGGTCGAAGATGTGGGCGACGACGTCCTTCGACCTTCGTAGCCACACCGAGACGAGAATCCGATCGATTTTTTTCTCGACATCAGCCACGAGACACCTCCCGAAGAAAAGCCCGACCGCGAGCCCATAACTCCGCCCGCGTGGTTTCTACGATTACGTTGTCCCAGGGGAACTTCGCTGACTCGGTCTTCTCCGCGAGAACCTCGGAGAGATCGAACCCGCGCTCGGACATGAAGTTCGCCATCTGCTCGACCGAGACCTTCGAGAGGAACTTCTTCCGCCGCTGATTCACTATGTTCCTCTTGTCGCTCATTTCTCCTC